GTCCTAGTGTTGCCGGTTATGGGGGTCGCTTACATGGACATGAACAACGCTACTGCTAGGGCGATGGAAGAAACAAGGAAGATGCGTGAATTACGCGCCAAGATACTACTAGAATTGCAGGGGGAATAATGCTTACAGTGCTTTCTACACTTATATCGTTCTTAATGGGCGGTGTGCCAAAAATATTCGACTTCTTGCAAGACCGCTCAGACAAAAAGCATGAGATTCAACTAGCCCAGATGCAGACAGAGCGCGAGCTACAACTAGCCGCCGCAGGGTACGCTGCCCAACAACAGATCGAAGCAATCAAGCTAGATGAGATACGGACGCAAACCGCGTCGGACGAGAAAATATCTCTTGTGGATGCGCAAAAAGCTGAGATGAACGCGATTTACGCCCACGATATGTCGTTAAACGAGGGTACAAGTCAATGGATGAAAGACCTACGCGCATCGGTTCGCCCTGTAATTACTTACGGTTTCTTCTTCCTGCTGGTGGGCATTGACGGTGTGTTGGCTTACAAAGGACTTACAAGCGGCACAGACTTTGTTCAGTTAGCCGATCAGTTGTGGGACAACGAGACTCAGGCGCTGTTTGCTGCTATAATAAGCTTCCATTTTGGAGGCAGGGCTTTCGGAAAATGACTATCGGGTTATATGCAGTGGTTAATAAGCGCACGGGCCAAACTTATGTTGGTAGCAGCAAACACGTTGAGCTGCGGCTTATACACCAAAAATCTTTTTTGAAAACAGGGCATCCGTGCATGATTGCGGCGCTTAAAGGCAAGCCTGTGGACATAGAAGATTTTGAATTTCGTATTTTGGCTAAAACAGCCACCATAGAAGAAGCGCGCGAACTTGAAACCGCTTTCCTTGAAACTTTTTGGGGGGATTGGCTATACAACAAAGCCCCCCACGCTAACGGTTCTTCTGGGGTTAAGCGCGATCATGCTGTGTATTCGGAAGGCGCTAAAAAGCAGTGGGCTGACCCAGAACAAAGAACTAAAAAAATGCAAGCTATGCGGGGGAAAAGGCAGTTAGTAACGTGCCCGCACTGCGGCAAGGAAGGCGGTGGAGGGAATATGCGCAGATACCACTTTGATAGGTGTCGCCATGCCAGTTAGCAAAAAAACTCTTGAATGCATAAAACACCACGAAGGGGTAAGGACTAAACCTTACCGTTGTCCTGCTAAGTTGTGGACGATTGGCGTGGGGCATGTGATCGACCCAAACCACGGTAGGTTAAAGATCGAAGACAGGGTAGGATTACCTTGTCCAGAAGGTTGGAACCGCACATTTACATTGGAAGAAGTCAATGCCATACTTGCAAAAGACCTTGAAAGGTTCGAGCGCGGAGTTCTTAAATATTGTCCTAACGCTGGCGCTCGTCAAAGCTGGTTGGACGCTCTGGTTAGCTTCTCATTTAATGTAGGCTTAGGAACTTTGCAACGCAGCACACTGCGACAGAAACACAACCGGGGCGACTACCAAGGCGCAGCCGACGAATTTTTAAAGTATTGCAAAGCGGGGGGTAAGGTCTTAAAAGGCTTAGAGAACCGCCGCAAAGACGAACGCGCCTTATATCTAGGAGCATGAGATGAAGAAAAAGCAAGTGTGGGACAAACCCCGGCCCGCGGGCCTCGGACCATCAAAGAAGTTGAGCTCGAATCAGAAAAAGGCAGCTAAGGCATTTGCTAAAAAAACGGGTACAGTTTATCCTTCTCTGGTAGCAAATATGCAAGGTGCAAAAGCAAAAAAGGGTAAGTAAATGCCGCTCAAATCATTGCGTTTTAAGCCGGGTATTGTCAAAGAGGTTACCTCGCTATCCAATGAAAATGGGTGGTTTAATGGTGACAAGATACGCTTTCGCTTTGGTTTTCCGGAGAAGATTGGTGGTTGGATTCGCCTGTCTGACGTTACGTTTCTTGGCACGTGCCGTTCCTTGTGGAACTGGACTACACTCAATGGTAATAACTTACTAAGTGTTGGCACAAATATTAAATTCTATATTGAAGAAGGTGGCGCGTTTTACGATATCACGCCACTTCGCGCCACAGTTAGTCCTATGCTTGGCGCGCAGCCTCCTGCTAGTGGTAATCCTTTCACTACTAATACGACTAGTGGTACGGCAAATAGGGTACTGGTAACAGACAATAATCATGGTGCGTCTACGGGCGACTATGTGACATTCTCTGGCGCTACTGCGGTTGGTGGCTTGAATTTAAACAACCAGTATCAAATAACCTACGTCAATACAAACCAATACACCATTATTGCGTCATCTAATGCTACGTCGGTAGCTACTGGCGGTGGTGTGGCGGTTGTTGCGAAGTATCAAATAAGTATTGGTCTTCCCATATACGAGCAGATTACCGGCTGGAATGCGGGTGCGTGGGGCGGGACCGTGGACAACGAACCTATTACGTTGTTGGATGGCGCGATTGATGCGGTGGTTACTACCATCACAGTAGACAGCACTACGGCATATGCAGCAACGGGAACCCTGTTAATTGATAGCGAATTAATTACTTACACTGGCAAGACCTCTACTTCGTTTACAGGATGTGTGCGTGGCGCGTTAGGTACGACTGCTGCCTCTCATATAGATAATACGATTGTTTACGATGCCACTGAATATGGCGCGTGGGGTGAATCGTACTCTGTAGGCCAAGGTCAACAGTTACGACTGTGGAGTCAAAGTAACTACGGTGAAGATCTGGTATTTAGCCCACGCGGTGGTGCTTTGTATTACTGGCAACCAAGTGGCAATGTGGTAGCAGCTGCGGATACTGTTGGTACGCTGATCTCTGGTACGGATGTCCCCTCTGTTCTAAATCAAGTGATGGTGTCTGACGCAACGCGAATTACGATTGCGTTTGGATGCAATGATTATGGCGCGTACGATTCAACGATCCAAGATCCGATGTTGATTCGTTGGTCTGATCAAGAGAATGTAAATCAATGGACTCCTGCTGCGACAAACCAAGCAGGTAGTTATCGTTTGAGTCGTGGCTCTGAGATCGTTGAAGCGATACAGACACGTCAAGAGATTTTGGTTTGGACGGATGCTGCGTTGTACGCGATGCAGTACCTAGGACCTCCGTTTGTGTGGGGCTTTACGATTGTGGCGGACAATATTTCTATTGTTTCTCCTAATGCTGCAGCAACGGCTAACAATATTACGTACTGGATGGGTACGGATAAATTCTATTTCTATTCAGGTAGAACAGAAACCCTTCCTTGTGCTTTGCGTCGCTATGTATTTGAAGATATCAATATGTCTCAGTCGTACCAGTTCTTCTCTGGTACAAACGAAGGCTTTAACGAGGTATGGTGGTTCTACTGCTCGGAAGACTCTACGTTAATTGATAGGTATGTTGTATTCAACTACCTAGAGAATTCGTGGTACTACGGTAACTTATCGCGGACCGCGTGGCTTGATAGCTCACTACGTAAGTCACCGATTGCGGCAACGATTACTCCTGATAGTTTTATTCTGCAGCATGAGACGGGTGTGGATGATGGTGCAACCTCTCCACCTACACCGATTGAGGCGTACATTGAGTCCGCTTACTTTGATATTGATGATGGCGATTCGTTTGCGTTTGTGCGCAGACTGTTGCCTGATGTGACGTTTGAGGGATCGGATGTTACTTCTCCTGAGGTGACGTTTGAATTGAATGCCTTGCAAAACAGCGGATCAGGATATAACTCTCCTGCGTCGCTAGGTGGTAGTAATTCTGCTGATGTAGTGAGGACATCCAGTGTGCCTGTAGAGAAATTCACAGGGCAGGTATTTATTCGTGTGCGTGGTCGTGAGATGGCAATTAAAGTGTCATCCAATGGATTAGGTACGCAATGGCAGCTAGGTACTCCGCGCATTGATATTCGTCCGGATGGTCGTAGATGACAACATCTATTATCACGATTGAAGGGGATGTACTAACACAAACCACCCCTCCTGCGTTACCTCACGCTCCTGATCAATATAACCGTCAATATCAGGATCAATTAAATAACGTGTTGAGGCTGTACTTCAACACATTAAACAACCTATTGAGTCAACTTATGGCTAACACTTCGACACTGCCTATATCAATAGGTGGCACTAATACAGATGCCTTTGGTAGGTTGCGTGTAAGTCAGCCATACACATTGTTTGATAGCCAAAGTCGGTACGCTGCGGATATTCAGTTTGATACAGCGCTAACTGGCACAGGTTCATCTACTTTTAACACAAACCAGAGTAGCGTTAGTTTGGCGGTAACAGGTGGTGGTGTAGGGTCGGTGGTGCGCCAAACGTATCGCGTGTTTCCGTATCAGCCCGGTAAAAGCTTGTTGGTATTAGCTACGTTTGTCATGGACAACGGAACATCCGCTAATTTAAACCAAAAGGTTGGATACTTTAATACGGATAATGGTGTATTTTTTCGACGCACCGCTGGGGTTAATTCTTTTGTTGTGCGCACTAACACGACAGGTACTCCCTCCGATGCTAGATCAGTAAATCAGTCTGCGTGGAACGGGGACAAGTTAGATGGCACTGGAGCTAGTGGTCTTACCTTAGATCTAACAAAACCACAGATCCTATGGATGGATTTTGAATGGCTAGGTGTTGGCTCTGTACGCTGTGGTTTTATTATTAACGGTGCGTATATAGTTTGCCACACGTTTGAGACATCTAATGTGTATGGAACTACTGTTTACATGACCACAGCTATCCTGCCAGTGCGCTACGAAATTACTACGACTACAGCGGCAGTTGCGGCAACACTTACACAGGTTTGTAGTTCCGTTATGTCTGAGGGTGGGTTTGAGCAAACCTCTCTTGACCATGTGGCGCGACGCACCACAGTATTTACTAACATAGATACCACAGCAACTTTCTTCCCTATCGTATCTATACGCCTAGCCTCTGGAAGAACAGGTGCTGTGGTACTGCCTAATCGTATTCAGTTTTTACCGTTGACGAATCAAAATTACGAAATAGTGTTGTTAAAGAATCCAACGCTAACAGGAGCTACTTGGGCAGCTACGGTTCCCTCTGACAGTAATGTAGAGTTTGATGTGGCAGCTACGGCTATTTCCGCTACGGGGACAATCGCTCAAACAGACTATATAACTGCTAGTGGAAGTGCGGGTGTTAGTGAAACTAGTGCGCCAACGGGATATAACTGGGATTTGCAATTAGGGGTATCTCTAGCTGGTGTCAGCGATATATATACATTAGCAGTTCGTACTGTGGATGGAGCTACAAAAGGTAGTGGTGTTGGGTCGCTTTCTTTCTATGATTTAACCCAATAGACTAGAAAAAAAGACACTAAACTGGTACGATTTGTCAACTTTATTATGGCGTAAATAGGCCAAAGGAACGGAAATGGCGGACAATCAAGCAGGCATCATGACATTACCAGAAAACCAAGATATGCAGAAACTGAGCATATATGATTCTTATGATGCTACTAATGAGGCATTGACTGCTGCCCGTCCTGATGTTGCGCAGGATATTGATGCAGAAATGGCTCCTTTGCAGGGTATTGCCGATGATCTTACTGACGAACAGTTAGATCTAATAATCGAGCTAGTTCAATACCTTTACGAGAATAAAGAAGAATACGCAAAGAACATTGCCGAACTTTCAACAGATAGCGGTTTAGAAGGTGTATTTCCTCCGGAATATGACCCTGAGTTTCTGACTACGTTCGGTTCTATTTTACTAAGAGAACGTAAATCACGCGGCGCGGACCAGCCTCCATTTCCCGAGAAATTTGCGCTTGGCGGCATTGCTGATGCAGCGCGGATCGTGGCTAACCAAGGTCGCTATGGCGATACGATGCTGGCGCATATCACACCTGAAGAAGCTCGTATGCTTCGCAGACAAGGTGGATCTGGCACGATTAACCCAGTTACAGGACTACCTGAGTACTGGAACCCTATTAAAGCGGTTAAGAGTGCATTTAAAAGTGTAGCTAAGGGTGTCAGTAGTGCTTGGAAAGCGACTGTTGGAAAAGTACTAAGTACCGTAGCAAGTGCGACTAAGAAAGTACTGGCTAGTCCAATAGGTCGAATGGCGGCAACTATTGCCCTGACCGCGGCTCTTGGTCCTAGCGGATATGCGATTATGAGCAGCACATGGGCTGCATCCGCCGCTGCTTCTGCGACAGTTACGTTAGCTTCTGGCGGAAGTGCTAAAGATGCGCTTAAAGCTGCAGCGTTTTCTGCAATAGCCGCTCCTGACGGTATAGTTGGAAGCTATATAGGACCTACTACCCAAGCGTGGGCAGGAACAAATGAATTTGCTAAAGCAGCTATGCAGTTTGGTACGAGTGCGGCTGCAACTACTACGGCGGGATTACTTACTGGTCAGAATTTGGAAGAATCAGTTAAACAAGGTTTAACCTCCGCAGCAATAGCTACTGGGGTGGATCTCGCACAAAAAGGGGTATCAAGTTTTAAATCGGCTAGTGATGAAATAACAGCTGAAGCCGCAAAAAACCAAAGCTATGCAAAAGTAGCGCAGGACACTGCTTTAAGAAATGCACAAGAAACAGGAAATGCTTTTCTTTCCCCAAGCCAAAGCGTACTTGCTAGTGCAGATGATGTATTAATGGGTGGTCGTGCTGGTACTCCATCAACAAGTACCATGCAAGCAGATGCGATTAATGCCGCGACTAATTTTGGAAATCCTCCAGTTAATGCAGAATTTGCGGCCCCTTCTTATGGTCTTAGTGGTAAGGCTCCCGGATTTGTTCCTCCTTCTGGGACAACATCTGTCGGATTAGCTACACCGCCTAGATTGTCCGATACCGTAGGTAATTTGGATCTTGGGGGATTTAGCTCCTCTGGTGCTACTCCTGTTGCAGCAGGCACTCCTACTACCACAGGTGGAGTTCCAGAGATAGGGGCCTCCATTAAGAAAATTGGTGGAGGTATTGCGGATTTTGCTCAAGGTAACTTCAAGCAGGGATTTAACGATGTTGTACAAGGCGGAGAGGATTTGTTCTTCCCTTCGGGCCCCTCTCCAGAACAAGTTGCAGCAATTGAGGCTAGACTCCCTAACTCACCTAAAGCAGCACAGGCAGCTATTGATAAAATTACTCCGGGCACGTTCCGTACTTATGGCCCGGGGACAGCGGCTGCTTTAGGTATCGCTGGTCTTAGTGGTGCGTTTGACGCTCCAGAGCCTCCTCCCTCTGAGCAAAGAACATTGCTTTCTGGTACTCCCGGTGAGGATAGAATTACCGCAAATCCTGCTGATTATGTTGTGCAAGGCATGCCGGGGATAAATTACGGGGAAAAAGGCGAGATTCTTGCTCCTTCGCCACAAGCTCCTAGGGTTGCCACTATAGAAGATATTCGTGTAGCCCCATCCGGCGACGCACTTACAATGCAGGATATAGCTAGGCCGACTACGCCTTATGGCATGGACTCTATGCAAGCGCAGAATCAAGAGGTATTTGTAAACCCATTCCAGCAATACTATGAGCAACAATATTTGCCCTCCCAGTATCGTCCTAGGTATTATGCTATGGGCGGTATTACTAGTTTGTCTGCTCCTATGCAAGCGCCTCCTCCTGCAGGAATCGCTTCACTAAGAGATGGTGGCAATAGTAACTACCCGCGGCGCACGGGCCAAATAGCTGGGCCCGGCACAGAGAAATCTGATTCAATCCCAGCTATGTTATCTGATGGTGAGTTTGTAATGACTGCAGCAGCGGTTCGTGGTCTTGGAAAAGGTAGCCGTAGAGAGGGCGCAAAGCGCATGTATGCTTTAATGCATCAACTTGAAAGAAACGCTGCACGAGGATAAGACATGGCAGAAGAAACCCAGATCGTCCGGGAAGCCCCGGAAATTGAGGCCTATAAACTAGGCCTTTTAAAGTCAGCTAAAGGACTTGTTGAGACTAATGCGCAGCAACCTGCTTATCAAGTTGCAGGGATGTCTCAAGCGCAACAGCAAGCACTGACTCAAGGTCAACAAGGTATCGGCGCGTATATGCCGTATCTGACCGGAGCTGCAGGTATGCTTGGCGGGGCTACGCAACAGTTTAATCAAGCTGATGCGCAGCGGTTCATGAACCCGTATCAGCAGCAGGTTATTGACCAATCATTACAACAGATTAATCGCCAAGGTGACATTGCTAGACAAAACCTACAAGCCCAAGCAGTACGTGCTGGTGCATTTGGTGGTAGCCGTGAGGGCATTCAACGTGCTGAATTAGAGCGTGGTTTAGCTGATCAGCGTAATCAGACAATTATGGGTGGACTACAGCAAGGCTACACTCAGTCACTAGCTGCATCAGAGGCTGAAAAAAACAGATTATTGCAGGGCACTCAAGCGGGGGCAGGTATTGCTTCGTTACAGCAACAGTTAGGTCAAGGTGATGTCAACTTCTTGTACAACTTGGGACAATCACAGCAACGTCAGAGCCAAGCAGAATTGGACGCGCTCCGCGCAACAAACTTACAACAGACTATGCAGCCGTTCCAGAATCTTGCATTCTTGTCGGATATCTACAAAGGCGCACCGTCCACGCAAATGACAGCAGGCACAGTAACTCAGCCTGCTCCAAGCCCATTTCAGCAATTTACAGGCTTGGCAACGGGTCTGGTAGCAGGGGCAGGAGCAGCTAAAATGGCAGGCGTACTCTAAGGAATTAAAATGAAAGAAGAAATTCTAAAGCGCGACATGTTCGCAATGCCTTTGTCCAGTAAATCAAAGAACACTGGGATAATGCAGGGCTTTGAGGATATGGAAGATACTTCCGTAGAAGAGATGCCGCCTATGGCGCGTGTGCCACAGAATCCAGAGATTCTGATGAATAACCTTCGTGGTGACATCCGCTCTGTCGATGCGCGGTACATGGAACTTGCCCAGATGGTTGGTGAGCAGGCAGCGATGGATACGCCGCCTGAGGTGCTGGCAATGTTGCAAATGCAGATGGCACAGCCTCCTTCACCTCCTGCAGGAGTTCCTCCTGAGCAGCCTCCTCAAATGGGTATGCCTCCTGATATGGGTATGCAAGGAGGTATTGGTGCATTACCACAAGCTGCAGGTATGATGCCGCCCGGCATGGAGGGTGCTCCCCCTTTTCCGGTCGGGGCTAACGGAGCCCCGCCAACCCCAGATGGTCTACCCCCAGAACGTGCTGCATTAGGTAAGTTTATTTCTGGCGCGGCTCGTTATGGTAGTGACATAGCTGAAGGCGCACGGACCATGGGCAGGAGTGCCTATGAAGCAGGCTCTGATGCTGTTAGAGCAGCAGACCGTTTCTTAGGTGATACCTTTGCTCGTCCATACATGGACCTTGGCCCGATGACACAAGATGGTCGTCGTTTGGTTGGTCAAGGCAGAGACGACATTGTGATGCAGCAGCCTAATATGTTTACTCCTGTCACTCCAGTGCCGGGAGAAGGTAGTCGCTTGCGTGGTTTAAATACTATGGATCTTCGTAATCCTACGTTTAGCGAAGCTATTGGCGCTGGTATGCGCATGAATCCTAAGGGCTTTATAGGTGGCACAGCATTGGCTACGGCCCCTTATACAGCAGAGCTTGCGGGTGATATTGCAAATCGTCTTTCAAAGACAGCAGACAAACGCTCTGGGGCTGAGTCTCAAGTAGATCTAATCCCGGGCCAAGGTCCGGTGCTCACGGACCCAATGGGCAGACCTATTCGTCAGGGTGAAGCGTTCATGCCTGCGAATGAAACAATTAATAAGGTAATGCGTGAGCCTTCTGCTATTTCTACGGCTCCTGTCATGCCTGCGATGGAAGAGAAGAAGCCAGAAGAGACGGTTATTCAACCGCCTGCGGAAGAACTTACCAATAAATTTATCAAAGAAAAATTAGCAGAGCCCGTAAAGACAAAAGCACAACGTATCAAAGAAGAATACGCTGGCTTAGAACCAATGTTCACAGAAATCCTTGGCAGTGATAAGGATAGTATGCGCATGAACGCATTGCTTTTGTTGTCTGATGCAGGCTTTAAATTAGCTTCTACATACAAACCTACGGCAGCGATGGCGGTAGGTGAGGCATTGTCTGGATTACCTAAGGGTATGGCAGCACTGGCAGCACAAGCTCGTCAAAATGGCATTCAGCTTAAATCGGCTGCGTTACAACAAGCTGTCAACAATATCAATCTGCAAGACAAGTTTGCGCTTGATCTGCAGTTGGCTAATACTAAGGGCGCATGGAAGTTGAAAGACACCATGCTCAATAAAGACTTTGAGTTGCAGAAGACTATTGCACTAGAAGGTGGCTCTGTTTTAGAAGACGGTGGCATGGGCCTTCGTGTTCAAAAAACAAAGAAGGGCTCGTTCCTCGGTACTAGTATCGATCCGAATGACCCAGCATATACCTCTGCCGTTAAGAGTAACTTTACCTTACGTCCAACAGATAATCCGTTTGTTGAATGGCGTGGTCAAGCACCTACTACTGTTGAAACAGACAAAGCAGAGCGCGTTAAATTAGGTAACACAATGCGCTCACTAGATAATAGTCTGCAGACATTGCAGAACCTGAAGGGATCGTATGCAGGAGCCTATAGCCCCGGCACGTGGTTCACGGACAAGGTTAATAACATATTTGTTCCTATTTCTGGTGGCTTGATTCGTCCTGATGTAAATCAACAAGACGTAAGCACTCGTATTAGCACTGGCATGAATCAAATCATGAAGAGTATTGCTTCAGCTAATGATAGCGGTCGTGTAGCGGTACAAGAGCAAGAATGGGCACGTGAGACAGCAAAAGGCATCAACGATCCTACGGCGTTTTTTGCCAATAAAGAGTTGGCTGCAAAGCAGTTCAACAGCATGGAAGCTATGCTGCGTAATGCTCGTCAAAATGTATTGACTCAACTGGGTTACATTGATCAAGATTACGTAATGAATACGCCAAGCACTGGCACACAAAGTGATCCGTTCGTCATCTCTGCTGACCCAGCTGAACAAAAACGTATGTTTACCTATTTGGGCTCGACCATTGGCATGGTTCAAGATCCAAATGCTACTGTGTATATTCGTATGCCTAATGGTCGTGTTGATGCCTTTAACCCAACTCAATTGAGAAGCCTAGTCCAAAAATGACAACTCTGACGAATGCGCGTGGGGAAGTAGTTGATATAACCACTGGAGAAGTAGTAGGTCGCACGGAAGGTGCGCCTACGGCTGTTGCTCCTCGCTCCGCCACTGCACCAGATATTCAGACTGAAGGCACAGATCGATTAACGGGAGCGTTAAAGAATCTCTCGTGGGGTTTTAACTCTGCTTTGTTTGCATTACCAGATGTGGCTACTCGCGGCATTGGTAAAGCATTGGGCATGAATGAGAAAGAAGTCTTTACCCTTGGTAACTACTTCAACAAAGGTCAAGCTGCTCCACGTAACGTAGAAGAGCGTTACTCTCGTGCTATTGGTGAAGGCATTGGCGGTACGATGCCTTTCACAGGTACGCTTGCTTACATTGCACGAACAAAGCCAATGGTTAGTGCTGTGCAAAGTGGAAAAATGATAGGTAAAGAATTTACTCCACAAAGCATACTCAAGGGTGTAGCTAACGACGCTATCAAGTTTGTTCAACAAAGCCCAAGACTTGCTGCAGCAATGGATGTTGCGTTTGGTGCAGGCTTTGAGACGATGCGTCAAGCAGTGAAAGAAAACGTAAGCGACGACAATCCAAACAAACAGTTGTATGAGCAGTTGTTGCCTACTGCGGCATTTGTTGGATTACCTATGGCTACAACAGTAATGCCTAGTGCGATACTCGGTAAGTTTGTAACTAACAAAGTCAGTGGTCTTACATCTGGATTAAAGCAGCTAGATGAAGAAGTAATGCAGGGGATACCAAAGTATTGGAATATCCCGGGCGTAAAACTTATTCCAAAAGTCCTACTAGCTAACGCAGAAAGAAAACTCACTTCTGTGTTCGGTGACATACAAGCTAGTCCAGAAGCCCAAGCCGCGTTAAAAGAACTTGAGCGCGTAATGCAAGACCCACGTTTTGCAGAGGCAGGATTTACTCTTGACTTCACGCAGAAAACAATGAACCCAGCATTACTGCAAAAGCAGAATGCCGTTCTTGAACAACTTGGCCCTGCAGAGTTAAAGCTATACCGACAGCGTCAGAATGAAAACCAAGCTAAGTTTGATAAGCTGCTAGGTGGCATCGCGCCTGAAGCTAGACAACCTGTCATCGAAGCATTCCAAGCAGCGCAAGCAGAACGTCAAAGCTTCTTTGATTCATTGCTGCAAGGTCAAAAGGATCTTACAGAGCAGGAACTTCTATCTATATCCGAGCGCCTCGGCCCTCAGAACATGGACATGATCAATAACGAACTACGTGGCGCGTTACAAGGCGCTATGGAGTTTGACTACAACATGCGTAAGAATGTTTTAAATCGCATGGGCCTGCGTCAAGGAACTACTCCTGAAGGACTTCCTGCAGCTACTCGCCAAGACGGTAAATCATTGTTCCCTGCACAAGACATGGAGACAATGGCAACAGCGTTGATCAAAAAGTACACACCAGAACGCCCATCTATGCGCTCCAGTGTCCCTGAGCCTATTGCTTTGCTACAGCGCTTTGTTGAGACACAACAAGCTGCCCGAGCAAGGATGGAAAAGCAGATGGTCAAGCAACTCACTGACCAAGCTATTGAAGAACAAATCCTAGCCGCTGGATTACCAAAAGATATTGAAGATGCGGTGCGCTCTTCCGTTACAGCTTTAATGCAGGGTAAGGGTGGCAAAGGAACTAAGCGCCGCGCAACTATTGCTGAGACAGCTAAGATGGATACAAAAGGCAATGTTACGTTGCCTACAGGTATCCCCGGCAAAAGCATTTCGTTTAACCCAACACAGATACAAGATGATGCTGCCCGTATAGCTAATGAAAACACAGGCATTAACATCAATCTTCCTGAAGCTTTGGATTATCTGTCTGCTGCTGCGCGTTATCGCAACGATACATTAAGTAGCTACAACGCTGCTATGTCCAAAGGCGCTACTCGCCTAACAGATGCACAGCGCCTGTTAGATAAGGGCTCTACGGTATACACCGACATAGAAAAACTGATCTTGGACCACGTGCCTAAGATCCGTACCGAATACCAAGGCATGAAGAATGTCTTGTCTGATTACCGTGCAGGGTTTGAGCAGAACTTACCGCTGATCATGGCCCAACGAACAGGACGTGGTGATACGTTCTTGTTAGGTAATGAACAGCTACTTCAAAAAGCATTTGCCAATGCAAACAATCTGCGCCAACTCCAAGTTAGCCTTGGTGGTACACCACAGTTTGATGAGCTGCTTCTTAAAGGCACTGTTGATTGGCTCCGTAGCAAGAATGTTCTTGCGGCTGATGGAACAGTTGATCCTAAAAGAATACGTGCAGCATTAGACAAGAATAAGAATATTGTCGAAGCATTGCCTGATGCTATTCAAGCCAAACTGCAAAACGAAGTTGCGCTTGCTGATGACTACGTCAAACGCATGGGCGAACTAAATGATCGTCGCATGTTGGCAAAGAATGATGAGTTAGATCAGCTACTAAAAAAAGTAAGTAGACCTGATGCTGACCCAAGAAGCACGTTAGTCAAAGCAGTGGATGATCCAGCAACAATGCGTGTGTTGGTAAATGAGCTAGGAAAAGATCCTGAGAAGCTTGCTGCTCTGCGTCGCTCTGTGTTTGATCTGGCTGGAGAAGGTGCGCTGCAAGGCGGTGCGCTATCCAACTTCCTTACAAAGAATGAGAAGTCGTTATCTGTCTTGTTTAAAGACACCAAGCATCTGGAAGACTTAAAGAAGCTTGCTGATATACAGCGTCGCATTAATGCGTTCAAAGCAATTGGTGATGTTCCAAGCTTTGAATCTATGGATCAGTCTCTCAAACGCTTGTTTGGTATCGGTATTGGAGCAGCGAGTACTACGTATCGCGCTACAGCAGAGGGCCGACTTTCTCCTACTACGGCGCTTATTTCATTCTTGGTCCGCGCTACAGGAAACGTAGAAAACACGCTGTACAACAATATCTTCCGCCGTGCGATGGAAGATCCTAAGTTTGCTGCTGATCTCACTAGCATGAGCACTGCCCAACAGGCACAAAAAGTCATGGCTGGGCTGGAGAAAATCGGTATCTATCGATCAATGCTGTTCAAGAGTCTTGGACGTGCTGGAGCGTTGGAGACTGGTCAGGCTGCGATGAGCGGTCAAACAGCACCTATTGAAGGTATGCAGGAAAAACCTGTCGTGCCCCGCGGGACTTCTGCACGGGATATGCTGAGAAGCTTGCCTCCTGCGCCGCCTACCGTGGGCACTAGCATGGGTCCCGCCGCGGGACCTCGCCTACCTACGCAGCCTGCGCGTCCTATTGGGAATACTAATCTGTCCAACATGCAGATGATGTACCCAGCGATGTTCCCAAATGATCCAATTAGCGGGATACTGGAGCAACGCCGTAGGCAATTAGAGCAGATGCAACAACCTCCACAACAAGTTCCTCAATAAATTATGGCTAAGACTCCTGCATGGACTCGCAAAGAAGGGAAAAGCCCCAAGGGTGGATTAAACGCCAAAGGACGGGCATCCTACAACGCAGCCAATCCGGGGAAACCCGGATTGAAGCCCCCTCAACCAGAAGGCGGAGCGCGGAAGAAGTCTTTTTGCGCGAGGATGACGGGGTTGAAAAAGAAATTGACCAGCGAAAAAACAGCTAACGATCCCAATAGCCGCGTAAATAAAGCTTTGAAGAAATGGAAATGTTGATACGATAGAGTTTCTCGCACGTCGTCTTCCTCCGGCGACTTACAGGGCTGGCATGATGTCAGCCCTCTTTTTTTCAAACTCCTCCACACGCTGCATCCACATGTCTTGGTAGTTTAAAAACTCCCTGCCACAGGTTATGAACTCCTGCACTTCCCCGTTTTGAGCAACCATCATGATCACGCCATGCTCTATCTTCGTTTTATGCACCTCGTTGTGAGCGGTGGCGTAAGCTGCTAACTGGATGAAATAGTCCTCGATCCAATCCCTACGCTTCATCTTATTGGTCTGTTTGAAGTCCAAAATGCTTGGACTATCCTTGTAGACTGCCACGCAATCGGTAGTTCCTGCATAACGGCCCGGGTAGTACAAAGGAACTTCCGCGCCCCATACCTCTTGCACATGCGGGAAGAAGTGCTCGATCAAGGCATAGCCCATGCGGTAGCCCTTGACTTGCAGCCATGTACGGGGTGGATCCAATGGGCGGTTCAAAAGTAATCGTTCGACTACACCGTGCATGTGCGTACCCACTGTCGCAGCGTCATTTCTGATGCGCTCTGCCTCTTCTTCCCCGACACGCCTCACCCATTCATCCAAATGCGTTTTGTCCTTGGTTGCGGACAGAATGGTGGTAACGCTAGGCATATGCCCAATTTCATCGCTTTTGTATACACGTCCGTCAGATGTGTCGATTCTTTCGAGTTTTTGGTACTTGTACTTCTTTCTGATGGGTATTAATTGCATTATTTTTTCTTTCTGTTAGCTACAGGCTCACTATATGAGCCAGTCTTTAAGTTTTTCTCCGAGTACTTGTCCAGCAATATTGATCTTGTTCCTTAGTGCTTTGACAATATGCTCGTCTACGGTTTTGGGTGTAATCAGGTCTATATATGTTACTTTTTCAGTCTGCCCGATACGATGAGCGCGGTCCTCGGACTGCAGGCGTTTCTCTAGGTCAAAGCTGTTGCTGTAGTAGATGACGGTGTGTGATGAAACTAGGGTCAGGCCATAGCCGCCAGTGGTTGGATTTCCTACAAAGAAGCGTAAATTACTGGAAGGGTCAGAAAACTTATCTACAATTTCTTGCCTATCCTCCGCAGCGGTATCCCCGAAATACGTTGCTACGCTTTCCATTCCGTACTCTTTCTGAATGGCAAGTTTAATATCCTGAATATTTTTTCTGTAATTGGCCCAAATAATAACTTTACCGCTGGCCTCCGCCAGTAGCGACATTAGTTCATTTACGCGGTTGTTTGGCAGGTCAATTTCCTGCCCATCGTCCAATTTAACGTAGCCACAGGTTATCTGATGCAGCCGCATTAGCTGGGTTAGTGCGTTGTTTGTGGACACAATCCCCTGATCTAGGACAGATAACGCCATCAGTTTCATCTGGTCGTAGGCCTTTTTCTGCTCGTCAGTGAGCTCTACATCGCGCCTTAAATAGATCTTATCGGGCAAATCAAGACATTCCTCTTTGGTAACACGGAAGGAAAAGTCATCCAACTTTGCCTTCAGTTCGTCCAAGTGCCGATAACCGACAACCTGCTTAAACGTATGGGTAGCCATTTTCCGCTCTACGAGGATCCCGTACCGCGACTGAAACGTATAAAAACTGTTAAATCCAAGGCAATCTGGGCCCAAAAACTCGCACTGGGAGTACAAATCCAATGGGCTTTTAGTCACAGGAGAACCAGTAGCTATGCGCTTGTAGTGCGCATCCTTGCCTACTTTGATAATGCTCTTGGTCCGCTTTGCCGTGTGGTTTTTGATGGTAGTAGACTCATCCACCGCCATCATGGCATTGGTTATACGCAAAAATACCTTGGCAAACTGCTGCCCCTTGTCTGTGCTAAACGCCTCGATATTCATGATCAAAATCCTGAGATCATCTACCGCATTTAGCATCGCATCCATCTCTACTTTCTCTGCTTTCTTTGGGTTCGGATTCCAACACGCCATCTGATACTTTACGTGATCAGGCATGTGCTTGGGTATCTCCGACTTATACCAGTTACGATATACGCCCTTCGGGGCCACAATAAGCAAAGCATCTATGCGTCCCTTGTCATAGAGCATAGCTGCGTTGTTGATGAGCATGAAGCTCTTACCTGTTCCCATCTCAGCGAGAACAGCTACGTTTTTATCTTCCCAGAACCGCTGTAGGTACGCACCTTGGTGTACAAACGGTTTGTTCTTAAACGGATATCTATCAATAAAATAATTATTTTCCATCTTTCTTCCTTTCTTTAAAACAGGTGTTGACAACCTGAATTTTTATTGTACACTCTGTTCTCACATTTAGAAAGGAGAAATAAAGATGTCCGTAGTTTATGTTGTTCAGGAAATGCCTAACCACGATATTTCTGGTGCTATGCGCTATGGCAAGATTGAGGTTTTGCTCCCAGCAAATACTCAGATTGCTTTTTCAACAGCCCCAGCTATCCGCAGGTTACGCCGTAAACTGATGAATTTCAGTGATACTGATTTTCTTTTGTTAACCGGAGATCCTGTGGCTATCGGTTTGGTCTGTTCGATAGCATCTTTCAATAACGGAGGTCGTTTTACTACGTTAAAATGGGACCGTCGGGAAAAGCTGTACATCCCGATTAAATTAGACGCAACCGAGAATGGAGAAAGTGATGACTGATATTCAATCCCTCTTTGAAGAGGACGCAGGTGCTTTGCAGGTCAAGAACGAAGACCTGACTGATGTAGGTTCTTTGGCTAAACGCGCAAAAGAACTAGAGAAAGAAATACTTGATCTGGAAGATACGTTGAGTGAGCGCAAGCAACAACAGCGCAAACTCTTAGAGGAAACTATTCCTGCGATGCTGCAAGAGCTTGGTATGCGTAAGTTCACCATGGCTGATGGCAGCACCATCGAGGTCAAGCCTTTTTACTCTGCAAGCATTAAAGAAGAAAATCGTGCTGTTGCTTACGAGTGGCTTCGTAGCAATGGTTATGACGACATCATCAAGAACACAGTGTCAGTCCGCTTTGGTCGTAACGAGGACACGCTCTGTGCTAAATTGATCGATGGTTTGCGTGAGCAAAACTACCCTGTTGAGCAATCGCAAAAGATAGAACCCCAGACATTAAAAGCTTGGGTGAAAGATATGATCGAACGTGGCGTTGAGTTTCCTAGCGAAACCTTTGGCGTGTACGCAGGTCATAAAGCAACAATCAAGTCCACTTAATCAAGGAGAAAGAACCATGGCAAAAACAGACGTAGCAGTTAAAGGCACTACCGCAGTAGCTCTTGCAACTAGCTTTGAACAAGACGTTGCGATGGGCGGCTTTGACAACATGAATCAGGAAGACTTTGCACTTCCGTTTCTACGTTTACTTACGAACACCAGCCCAGAAATCGGTGAGATCGAAGGTGCTATACCGGGCATGATTTACAACACAGTTACAGGACAGCTTTACGATGGTAAAAAAGGCATCACCGTTATCCCCTGCGCCTACGTACGACAGTACATTGAATGGGCTCCCCGGGGCAGTGGTACAGGAGCACCCGTTACTATTTATCCCGCAACGAGTGACATCCTGTCGCGAACCCATCGTGAGCCGGGCGATAACAAAGATTATCTGGACAACGGTAACTACATTGAAAACACAGCCAATCATTACGTGATGGTTGTTAGTGACGATGAGATTCCAGAGCCAGCATTGGTTACCATGAAGTCAACGCAATTGAAGAAGTCACGCAAGTGGAATTCAATGATGCAATCAGCGCGGCTCATGGGCCAGAATGGTCCATACACGCCACCTATGTTCTCGCATACGTATCGTTTGACTACTCAGGCAGAATCGAATGACAAGGGCAAGTGGTTTGGCTGGGAAATCGAGCGCATCGGCCCTATCGACAACATGTCTTTGTACTCTGCTGCTAAGAGCTTTGCCACTAGCATTAACTCTGGTGATGTGACTGTAAAGCACACTACTGAAGATGCAATGGATCAAGGTAAAGGCGTTCCCTTTTAAGTTGACGGGGAAAAGCGGATGCTGGTTACAAGTGAAGATACAGATCGGTTCGCTGATTGATTTTTTGCGCCAGACGCAGCGAGTACCCCACCAGAATCGGCATGGGCTAATAAACGAGCATCAACACATGCGCTGGATAATCGTAACCAGCACTAAGACGTAAGGGCAGGCCAGAGGGTGATAGTGGCATATTGCACACAGCCAATCGCGAATGCAACCTGCCCTTTCGTGTTTGTTAATGCGTACAACTTTTTTCGAGACATAGAGAATGCCCGATATAACAAAATTTAAAGCTATATTCAGTGGGCTGGATATAGCATATGGGACATACATAGTAAAAGGGGAAAGAGGCGATGGAAAACAAAATGGGCAAGCCACCGTTGTTAGACAGCCTCCTACCGACGAACTTTGGGAAAGGCATCTATCTGGTATTGAGCCTTCTTTGGGGATCATTCCTATTAGGGCTGATAACAGTTGTATATGGGGGTGCATTGATATTGATCAGTACCCTCTTGATCACCGAAAGCTCGTTGAAAAAATTGCATCACTATCTTTACCACTAGTCGTATGCCGCAGTAAATCTGGCGGCGCTCATTGTTTTTTATTTGTAAGAGAACCTATTCCTGCACGTGATATGCAGGCGTACCTAAAAGCCTGCGCGGCATTATTAGGAGAAGCTGGACGTGAGATATTTCCTAAACAGTCGGAGATACTTGTTGATCGCGGAGACACAGGTAACTTCCTTAACCTACCCTATTTCTCAGGGGATGCGGGAACACGCTATGCAATTAACTCAGAAGGTGCTGCTGCTACGCTCGATGAGTTCTTTGCGCTTTACGAAGCAGCGGTGCAGACCGCGCCGCTCCAATTCCCAGAGGCCCCGAAAGTTGCAGAAGCTGCCGTCAAGGACGGACCACCGTGCTTACAAGCTCTTTGTTCACAAGGATTTCCGGAAGGTACTCGGAACAACGGCCTATTCAATATCGGGATATATCTCAAACAGGCTAATCCTTCTGTATGGGAAGACAAGCTCATAGAGCACAACTTAAAGTATTTTTCTCCGCCTCTGCCAAACAACGAGGCGCAGATCGTCATCAAACAATTAAACAAAAAAGATTATCGCTACAAATGCAAAGATGCACCGCTAAATAGTTTTTGCAATAGCGGCTTGTGCCGCACTCGTAAGTACGGTATCGGCGGACATGGGCCAGATTCTCCTACGTTATCGTCACTATCAAAGTACGCATCAGAGCCACCACTGTGGTTCCTTGATGTAGACGGACGGCGCGTGGAACTCGAAACAGATAGCTTGTTCAACCAAGCTGCGTTTCAAAAAGCTTGCTTAGAAAAATTAAACACACTACCACCAACACTGAAGAAAACGGATTGGGAGCAACTGCTCAATGGTCTTCTTAAAGAGATGGTAGAGACAGAACAAATCTCCGAGGCCAGCGAAGATACCTCCGTCACTGGTCGCTTCATGGACTTGCTTGAAGAATTCACCACGCACATGCAGCAAGCGATGGATCGTGATGAACTCCTTATGGGCAGGCCATGGATTGATCCAGAGGATGGTAAGTGCTACTTCAGGATAAAAGATCTTGAGAACCACTTAAAGCGAAACAATTTTGTCGGTATGACTTCGCCTAAGATGGCTCAGCGACTGCGTGACATGGGCGGTGAACCTATCCCACTGTTTCTAAAAGGCAGGACAGTGCGTTGCTGGAAAATAGCCGCATTTAAAAAGCAGGATGCGCCATTTAATACGCAGACTGTCAGGGAAACAGGAAGTCCCTTCTAATGGCTATCCAAAAGATATTTGGCCCACCCGGCAGCGGCAAGACAACGTATCTGCTGAACGTCGCGGATAGGGAGATGGAAAATGGCGTTTCTCCAGAAAGAATTGGGTACTTTTCTTTCACCAGAAAGGCCTCCAACGAAGCACGTGACAGAGCAATCAAGAAGTTTCCGCACTTAAACGAGAAGATTGATTTTCCATACTTCAGGACGTTACACAGTCTTGCCTTTCGATGCCTATCCACAAAAGTGGATGATATGATGCAGGGGGAGCACTATGCAGAGTTTGCTAAAGAAACTGGTATATCCCTTGAGATATCTACGGACAGTGAGGAAGGTTATGCGAAAGCGGAAAATCCAATCCTTAATGAAATCAACATCGCAAGAATCTGCGGTGTGGACCTCCGGACCCACTATAACAACTCTGTTATCGACATCGAATGGCATCATTTTGAGTTCGTCGAACGATCCTATCGTCACTACAAAGCCTCGCGTAACCTCCTCGATTTCACCGATCTACTCGAGCTCATCGTCCTTGAAAAACAACGGCTCCCACGATTAGAAGTTTTAATCATCGACGAAGCACAAGACTTATCCCGCCTACAGTGGGAGATAGTCCATGCCTTAGTGGAACGCGCATCACGGATCTACATCGCAGGCGATGATGACCAAGCCGTATTTACATGGGCGGGTGCAGACGTAAAATCCTTCCTAGAATTCAAAGGTGATATACGTGTGCTTGAGCAAAGCTACAGAGTGCCCTCCTCTGTTCATAAGCTAGCTTCTCATATCGTAAACAGAATACAAGAGCGCCAACCAAAAGATTGGAAGCCCCGCGACTTTGAAGGCAAAATCAAACAGTACCAACGCTTTGAAGATGTACCCATGGGGGATGGTGAATGGCTCATCCTGTCATCGACCAACTACATGCTCAACCCAGTACATGAATGGCTAAAAGCCAATGGCGTTCTGTTTGAGCGCAACAACGTACCCAGCCTATCCCCCACCATGCTAAAGGCTGTTGTGGATTGGGAGCGGCTACGTAAAGGGATGTCACTAGGTATCATAGATATACAAGCGATATACAAGTACCTAGGGCCAAAAGACGTGGCCCGTGGCTTTAAGACGTTCAAGGGCGATGTGGATGTGCTTGAGTATGATTTACCCACCCTACGTAGGCACTACGGTCTTTTGACTGATGCCCCTTGGTACGAAGCATTGTCACGCATCAGCGAAGACAAGATTGAATACCTACGCGCCATACTGCGTCGCGGCACTAAGTTATCCAGTTCTGACAAAATTAAACTCTCCACCATCCACGGAGCAAAGGGCGGGGAAGCCGACAATGTCCTTTTGTTCCTTGATCTCTCCCCTAAGTTTTCTAAAGAGTACGCAAGGAACTCTGACAGTGTGAATCGGTTGTTTTATGTAGGTGTAACAAGAACAAAAGAAACTCTGCACCTAGTGCTGCCAAGACAATACGACAAAGGATTTAGACTGTGAGCACCCTACCTATGTTCCCGCCCAACTCATCGTGGGCCGCGCCTGATTCATTCCCTAACCTATCCACCGCTAAGGAGATTGCAATTGACCTCGAAACCTGTGACCCAAACATGGAAAGCATGGGGCCCGGCTGGCCTCGTAACGATGGGTTTATTGTTGGCTACGCTATTGCTGTGGAAGGTTGGGCCGGATATTTTCCTATCGCTCATGCTGGCGGGGGCAATCTTGATAAGCGTCTTGTTGAGCGTTGGATTACTGACATCCTCAAGCTACCCGCAGATAAGATCATGCATAACGCCGCATATGACCTTGGATGGCTTAGAGCTAACGGGTTCACTGTCAACGGACGAATTATTGACACAATGTTGGCAGCGCCCATCCTCGACGAAAACCGTTTCTCGTACAGCCTCAATGCGCTTGGCTTCGACTACCTTAAAGAGACTAAATCAGAGCAAGGACTTAAAGAGGCTGCAAAAGACTTCGGGGTACATCCGAAGAAAGAACTCTGGAAGCTCCCCTCCATCTACGTGGGTGCATATGCCGAGCAGGACGCTGCCCTTACGCTAAAGCTTTGGCAACAGTTCAAAATCCTTTTGCGCCGAGAAGAAGTTGAATCCATCTTCGATCTCGAAACGCGGCTCTTCCCTGCGTTATTTGAGATGACGCTAAAAGGCATTCGCTTTGACCGCTCACGCTGTGAGCAAACGATTGAAACCTTGATACAAAATGAGAAAGTACTTCTTGCCAATATTAAGAAATCCTCTGGGCATCACGTCGATATCTGGGCAGCAGCATCGATTGCTAAAGCCTTTGATGGCTTAGGTATTGCCTACCCACGCAGCGAGACAAACCTACCCAGCTTTACAAAAACCTTCTTAGAGGAATGTCCGCACGAAATAGGCAACATGATCCTCCAAGCAAGAGAAACCAATAAGACGCACAGCACGTTCCTGCGCCCTTACCTTGACTTCTCTGCCAAGACAGGACGTATACACCCCCACGTCAATCAAATGCGCTCCGACGACGGCGGAACCGTCACTGGACGGCTATCCATGGCTAACCCTAATCTTCAGCAAGTGCCCGCTAGGCACGAAATCATCGGTCCGATGGTACGAAGCCTCTTCCTACCGGAAGAAGGGCAGCTATGGGCCTCTAATGACTTCTCCTCACAGGAGCCACGACTCCTAGTCCACTATGCAAGCCTCTTGGATCTACCGGGGGCTGACACCATGGTCGAAGCCTACCGAGCAAATCCCGACACCGACTTCCACCAAATGGTCGCGGACATGGCAAAAATTAAACGAAAACAGGCAAAAACCATCGGTTTAGGCCTAATGTACGGCATGGGAAAGGCAAAACTAGCCAACCAACTGGACCTAACCGCCGAAGAAGCTGGTGCATTGATCGAACAATTCCACAAAAACGTGCCGTTTTTGAAAGGAACCGTCAACGCGGTCATGCGCCGTATCGAAAAACCTATATCCCAAGGCTCTATACGCACTATCCTAGGTCGCAGATGCCGCTTCCCACTGTGGGAACCAATGGAGTGGGGAGTCAACAAAGCCCTGCCTTATGAGCAAGCGGTCGCGGACTACGGCCCGAGGATCAAGCGCGCAGGGACCTACAAGGGATTAAATCGTCTGATACAAGGATCAGCCGCAGATCAAACCAAGATGGCTATGGTGGCCCTCCACGAGGCTGGAGAGAGGCTTCTACTGCAGGTGCACGATGAGCTTGTACTCTCCGTAGACACAAAAGAGCAAGCCCAACGCGCCGCAGAGATCATGGCAGAGGCTGTAAAGCTTGAAATACCCAGCCGTGTGGATGTAGAGATAGGGAACAGTTGGGGGGAGGCTAAATGACTGTAAAGTTATTTACGCCCCACTGTAAACTTATTCGGTGTTGGTGGCTACTAACCGATTTCTTCAAGCGAGGGAAGACCACTCGTCGGTACTCATAGCGGAGTAAGGTTTACTTTCACCAACAAACGGAATATATCATTCCCGATCAAAGAAGTAAATGCAAGCCCCTACTAACCCAAGAAGAAGACCTGCCCCTACCATCGCACCCGCAATCAAAATAATAAAAGCAAAGGTTTCCATTACTTCTTCCCCTTCACTACAAAATTATCAATCGGGTACACCCGTCTCTCCCCATCCTCATACTTCACATGTATCTTTTCGTTTATATACGCCCAGCAACCGTGGTACACGGTCCCATTAGGCAGCATTGAATACATCGCTTTCAAGCCATCACAACTCGCTGTCAGGTATGTCGTTAAAACAATCTCGCCACCCCCTTCGTTCTTGGCAGACAAGTACGGCTCTGCGCGGACCGCGGAAGCAACAAAAAGTAATGCCAGTGCTAATTTTTTCATACGTCCTCCCTTGCAAATTGTCGTATCTCTTCAATGGACAGCCCTGTTTTGTCGTAGATCCGAAGAATGTTTGTAGGTGACAGATAAAAATGATCGTTTCTGATCTGACTGATTATCGATGTGCTTATGTACAAGTAGTCCGCCAGCTCTTGGTCATTAACAAATTTGTTCTTCTCCATCAAAAGTTTAAATAGTTTTTTTTCTTTCTTCACGTGCCTGCTTTTATTGTTTGACACCAATTTCTCCTTTCTCATTTTCTATGTGCGTCATCACGGAACTCGAATCAATGAACTCCATATCTTTATATTTAAACGTGCCATCCAGCCCTTTAATAGCCCTTGCTAGTATCTGACCATTGGATGTATCTATCAAACAGATATGCCCGTTAGTCAGCTCTGCCCATCTTCTGCCTTTAGCCTTCATCTCTTCTCCTTATATATTTTTCTTATCCATGTCTTTGTCTCACTCACCCCCTCTTGCTGGGGATCATACAAGGAGCCTGTGACGATGTCCGCTAACCAGATCTTTCCAAATACGTCTAGCTCCACCATTTTTCTATCCATTGGCACACCCATTACGTCTAGTTTTACCTTGATCTTTTTAAGCTCTCTAAGTTTAATAAGATCATGCTCATTGATATATCCCTTGTGGTATCGAATACCCATGGCGCTAGTCACTGTTCTTCTCCTTTAATGATTTAGGTATCTTTGGCTTCGGACACCAGCCAATACAACTGTCTTCCCATACACCGATGATGCACACCCCGCCCGGGTTTAACAACAACATGCTCGTGCCCCGCGGCGGCGGATCAACAGCAGGATCACGGAAGTACAGTTGATCTGTTGTGGCTTGTTGAAACTTATCCACCGTTCTTCTCCTGTAAGGCTACTGCTGCCATTCTGATTGCATCGCTTCTATCCAATGTCATGCCTTCGATATAATCCATTTCTTCCTTGGTCAGTTTGATCCATTCGCGCTTTGTGTCATGCGATGTTTGATCCATCATCACTGTACGTGCAAGTGCTTCACAGGTTTGGCATGGTGTTGGGTCTTTATACAGAGCAGTCCATCTATCAGGGTAGCGGTCTAAATCGTTGGGTCGTGATTTAGTAAAACCACCATCAATAAAATTGTGTATCCACGCCACAGGCTCTTGTTCTTCCCGCCATTCTTTTTCAAACTGCTCCACTGCTTTACATGCCCCTACACATCCGTATTTGTCTGTGCATTTCTCCATTGAACTTCGCGGACAGTCTTTAATTATTCCCAAAGTTCTTCTCCTTTAGCTTGGCTTGTAAGGTTTGTAGCAGCTCTAAATCGTTTAGATAAGCCATATCTGCTAAGTCCAGTAATTCCTCGTCCGTCAGCCCAACCCATTCACGCTCTGGAACCATTCTTTTCCCATCAGACACGCGCCGCACTTTGCCTGCTTCCCAATCACGATAAAACGCACGTTCTAAATCATCGCCTTTCAACTCCTTTGATGGCTCAACCTGCTCAACGACTTTAGGATTTATTGCCCCTTGTGGATTTAAACGATCAAATATCTTTTTGCCTAAATCATAAAAATCTTTATTTTTACCCGTGACGTTGTCTTTAGTCATGTGTTCTTCTCCTTCAGCTTGGCTTCGATGGCGCGGAAATATTTGTAGGTATCTGTCGTGTTGCATGACTTCACGGTTGCATCAATCTCTTCATCACTCAGCCCAACCCATTCTTTCTTCGGTGGTGCTGTGTAGAGCGCGACTACTTTTGCGTGTGTGCCTTTTAACTCTGCCATGTGATCTGCATCTTCTTTCACAAAGTACAAATCGTGCAAGCTAATGCACCTACCTTCGCCTTCGTCTACGCCCCACGCTACTGGCTCAGTTCCTGCCAATTCAGCCTTCGCACTGTTGTACCCGTCTTGCCATGCTGATTGCGTTTGCATTCTTGCGTTAGCAAGGGGATTGCACATGGTGTTTTCCCATGAAACCCAAGAACCTGACGGACTGCGTCGAGGATCGTACTGCGCGCCAAGTACCTGCGCACTTTGCGCAAAACTTTTATAGTTTTCCTCACGTTCGTCTTGAACTTTTATTGGCATGTCAGGTATTCCATCCATCACCCTCTTCCTCAACGCTTCGTTCATAGCTTTTTGTTCAGCAATAAACTCAGGCTTTGATGTTAGAGAATCGCTCCAATGAGCTATCGTTTCGTCAGGCTGCGTATAGTTCGGCTTGCCACCTGAATACGTCTTTACCCACGGCTCCTCATGGATTTCTTTTATCTCGTTAATTTGATCTTCCGTTAAGCGGCACACATACTCATCACCTTCTCGTATCCAACGTAGTATCCCCGAGGGGAAGCAAACTTCTTCGTAGGGTTTCATAAGGCGCTCCATAACCATTTAATGTACTTCCCTATCAAAACCCCCGCAGTACTAGCCATAAATACAAATGCGACTATTACCACTAGGCCGTAAATATGCTGCAACAATGCTTTTCCCATTTCGTTCATGGCTTCTCCTTTATCCACGCAGCAACCTTGTAGTAACCATCATAAGTAATAAAATCTTCCGCTAATCGAGCGCGAATAGCATCAACGCATTCTTGATCAGCTATAGACCAACCATGTCCTGAAGATTCTTTCTCCCATGCTAATAAACAATTCAAAGCCATCTTAAATATTTCGCGGTCAGTCATCTTTTACCTCCCAAATTACTGTTGTATTCGGTGGCATAAGCGCATTAGGGTTGCACTTGCACGGCATACCAGCACCCTCACAAAAGATACATTCATGCGCTTCTTTGTTTGGGTGGTTCTCACATACCCACAATGTTCCATTGCAGTTAGGACAAGTCATTCTTCCTCCATGCCTTCTAAAAGTATCTTGCGCGTAATGCTTTCTAAAGCTTCTTGATCACTATCCTGTATTGCCTTTGTGTACTTCACTGCCTTTTCTAAATACTCTGGATCGTCATCAATCAATAGTTTTTGTGTGGGCTTTACCATTGCTCCCCCCAAGTCCTATGCTCCTCAGCAATCCACTCCAAGCCATCATATTCTTTGATCTGCCATTTCACACCATCAGGTATTTCAATAATAAACAAGCTTGCAAAAATACCGTCGGCTGCTTCTCCCATCTCTTCAACTACTTGAATTAGTGCTGGATCATCACGGTCCACGTTACGACAACCCCAGTTATTAACCGTAGTGCCTGTAAGCTCCGCGTATCGAGCTGCTGCCTTTTCCGATAAACTAAACCCGCCATAAGCTCTGTTGATGACTAGTTTCATAACTCTTCTCCATTCTTTTCTAACTCCCACAATGGAATTCTTGCAGCACACTCATCAACCATTACTTCTAGCAGTTTTAATAAATGATGTTCGCTATTCATATCAGGGCGAGTAGTTTCAGTAGCATGATCAGCAACATAGCCACGGATAATTTCTACTATCCTTTTTTCAGGGACAAGCGGTATAAATTGTTTCATTCTTGCCCCCTCTTTCGGATAGCTTCTCTAAACGCTATTGCCGCATCCATTAAAGCAGCCTCGTAAGCATCAAGCGGAGACATAGTCGTGTAATCGCGGTCAGGCGTAGTCAAGTGAACTTCAATACTTGCACAAGCCTCGCGCTCCATTTCTACTTCTACTTTGACCATCCTATCGACAACACTAAGGATAGAACTGCTCAGTGCTTTACAAATCAGTGAAAGCGTGTCGTTAATCATTTCATCGTAAACACCCGGATCAGTTTTTTTAATGACTTCCAACGTCATCTTTGCCTCTTCTAGTGCCTCACTGTCCGCTATCACCGCCGAATATATGTAATCTATATTTGGCATTACTTCTGCTTTATCCTCTGTCATAATTTACCCCGTAAAGAAATCCCATAAAGAAAGACCAGCAAGCAAGTCCGATTACAAACAGCACCATGTCAAGCGGGTAGTCAGTCATTACTGCCCCCTTGCGCGGATATCTGCGGCAGCTTCCAAATAAGTGTTTGCGTTAAAAGCAATCTGAGCACACGCCTCGCGCTCATCTTTGACTGCGGTTTCTACTTCTAATTTCAATCTCTCAATTTCGTCAGACATGTCCTGTTTGTTCATCGACATAACCTTCATAGTGTCAATCAGGCTTTGAATGTGATGGTTGAGGGTGCGAATCTCATTTTCCAAAAACTCTTCCCTTGTACTCATTCTCTGCCCCTTAGTCTGATGTTTTCAGCGCAATGGTCACATCCAACTGCGTCCAATCTTTTTGCACATGCATCGCGCTCATCTGCACGAACTAGTTCAGCAAATTTCTGTGCGTATGCAAGAGCAATAATTGGCATCCAATCATGATCGGTTGCTATATGCAATCCAGCCTCATGCGCCATGCGGATAATGTCTTCGTTAGTCATCCTTCTTCTCCCTCGCCTTCATCATTGCGTCGGCAAACTTGTATGCCTGTTCCGCATGAATCTCATAATGACCTTCCCAAGGTTTTGAATCTGCATGCATTAAAACGGGCAGCGCCGTAGCCGCAAAGTAATCCCTTAGCTCCATGCCTTCGCTTCTATGATTTGGAAATGCTTTCATAACATGTCCCCCAAATAGTTCGCTGCTACGTGGTAATAGTTATGTCTGCCACCTGCCTCCATGTGCATCTGCATTAACTTATAATGGTAACGCTTTAACCCATGCGCCTCACCCGCATCAAACCCCGCCTCATACGCCGAGACAACCGCTATAGCTGGAAGAGTATTGCGATACATCTGCGAATGCTTGCCCTCACCCTTGGTTATAAATGCGTGGCACGGGGAACACAGCAAACCAAAAAATATTCCCTGACCATGCTCGTTCTGGCAATCTTTAACGATGCATTTCATTTTTCTCCATCCTTTCTTTTCTCTCTTTCATCATTGCATCAGCAATCGCGTAACTTCTTTTGGCTACCCACTCTCCTGTTATAAGAGGGGAATCTAACTTTCCAGCATTAACAGTCCCCAACATCGCTAACCCAGCAAAGAAATCTATTAGCTCATCATTCATCAAATCCTCCGCTGACACATGAACGCCTGCTGCTCTACGCGGAACGCGCCTGCATACTTGCAGTCCCCAATGACACGGCTTTCAGTCTGCACCTGACCAATAGCCATACCAATAAAGAACATCAACACCGCTGCGAGGGACTTGGCCCATACGTTATTGATCCACGTAAGTACCTTCCTGTAATCAAACGTATCTATCATTTCTTGCCTCCCGCACAAAGGAACTCAATACGGGCTATAGGCCAGTTCGTCGCCTTGTGGATAGCGATAATCCACTCGGCTGGCACACTACTGCCACCTTTCTTACGTAGCTTAGAAATGCCGCTGGGCAATACCCCAAGGATCTTCGACAACTCCCTGTCCGAATCCACCTTGAAATAGCTTTTGACCGTATCCAACACCACATGTGGGGCCACGCCCCGCTTACCCTGTCCTTTTTTCATCTCTCCTCCTTCTTAAATAACAATAAGAACTTCGCTACCAAGTCAGTAGCCCTAAATTGGCCTACATCCTCCCAGCCCGTTACCAAATTCTGAGCAAACTCCTCCTCAGGAGTAATCTCACCAGCACGACTAGGCACGTAAAACGCCCCAATCTGCGGCGGCTCTTCCTTTACATATCTCCCGTTTACTAACATACCGACTCCTTTCTATTTAATGGACCTCATCATCCGGCCCAGCTAATTGATATGCCTTCTCCATCATCCCGTACTTCATTTCTATTGCCAGTAACAATACGTTTACGGGCATCCCTTTGTAAAAGGCCATCTCCACCAAAAGATTAGTCAAAAAGGCTAACGCCTCCTCAGGGCACATTTCCGACCCAATCTCATCCAGCCCTTCCAGCTCTTCAACCATCTTCGCGCTCCGAATAGTGCTCATAGATCTGCTCCTCCCACCGCTCACGGTCCCATCTAGTCGCCTTGGCTAAAATCTCAGGGGCAGGAGTCTTGTCCATGTGCAACACGTCAAACTCCAGCTCCCTGAACCCATAATAATCAACATCACTATCCCTGCAGGAATAATCAGGGCTCTTTACTATAATGTGCGTGACCCCCAATAGGCAATCCAGCTCCACCTCGCCATCCTCCCCGCCGATGTAAAGGTAAGACGGGATGTAGTCCCAATATAGCTTTTCCTTGCTCATAGCGGCCTCTCTATCAACGCAGCATAGACCTCATCAGGGACCTCAATCACCGACATATTGTCTGCCTCAAGGCATTCGCCGCAGTACATAATCGGACCATTGTCCGCGCACCACGGGTCGTTAGCACGGCGTACCTCGTCTTCAATCTCTAACCAACCACACTCGCTGCAGCGGTAAACAAGACTTTTTTCCTCTGGTTTTGGTTCCATTTCGCTATCCTTTCTGTTAATTTGTTACGTCAAATGTGGCACAATTAAGGCCTGTTTGGGTAGTGCTGAGTGTATTTTAGTTTAGGTAAAGGGGATTGTGCAAGGGGAATAATGGACCGCGGACCGCGAGAGTTTAGATATAAAAGTAATAGAAATTGATTTTTCTATGCTTTTTGAGGGTTTCCTATAGAAGTTTTTGAGGTCATAGTAGAAAAAATATTTTTTTTTGTGAAAATAGACGTAATAGACGTAATGCCGTAATAAGCTAGTGTTCATGCGGGTTTTGAGCATTACGGTAGCATTACGTATCTATTTTGGAAATGTAATAAATATGGTGTAACAGGGAAATAATCAGGGGGGATCCGCGATATAACTTTTTTTGAAAAAAAACTTGCTATGACCCCAAAAAACTCTATAGGAACCTTTTTGTTAGGATTTGCACAGTTGTTATATTGACATAGCTGGTTTTGGTATGTAGTCTGTGGTTTTTCAGGTTAGGCTATTACTATGATTAAAATTGATAGAAATGTACAAATACCCGAGGCTCGGTGTAATTATCCTTTTGAGGATATGGGCTGTGGGGATAGTATTTTGTTCTTAGAGGAGCGCCGCGCTGCTTCTGCTCGTGTGGCGGCGGTACGGTACGCCAAGAGGCATCGCCCTGCTTGGGTGTTCACACTGAGAAGGGTAGACGATGGCTGGCGCTTGTGGAGGATCGAGTAATGGCGAAGAAGGATGTCTGGAACGTCCCTCCGGTTATTCAGCAAAAGTCTGCCAATCGGATGGCGGCAAAAGTGGGCCCGTTGGCGAAGCAGAAAATCCTGACTCCCAAGCATTGGAAGTTTGTGCAGGAGTATGTATCTGGCGATGGAAGAGTAACACTGAAAGAAGCTGCTATTCGTGCAGGCTACAAGCCGTCCAGCGCTTCTGTCATCGCATGGCAGCTGACAAACCCTGACATCAATCCGCACATTGTCGCGGCGATTCAGGCGTATCGGGCGGAGTTGGCCTCAAAGTACAACACCAGTTATGAACGCCATATGAAGGACCTGCAGACGATTCGAGACAAGGCGCTAGAGGCTGGAGCTTATGCGGCTGCAGTGCAGGCAGAATACCGCCGCGGGCAGGCTTTGGGCACGATTTACGTCGAAAGAAAAGAAATCAGGCATGGCACTATCGATTCAATGAGCAAGGAAGAGGTCCAGCGCAAGCTAGACGAGCTTAAAAAGCTTTATGGGGGCCCACCCCCTACCGCGTTAATTGATGCGCATACAGGGGCTGTAATCGCGAGTGTGGACAGGGAAAAGGATCCAGCCTTTGTATCGCCAGTGGAAGAGCCACCGTTAGACGTGTTTGAGATGGATAGGGACGATGGCAAGAAAACCTGAATCGGTCTTTTCTGACTTTATCCGCGACAACCTGCAAGGCGTTGATATATCCCGCGTGGAATCTGTAGCGAATTTGGGTTTTCCGGATATGGTCATTGCTGATCGTATGGGAACCGGAAAAATTGGCTTTCTTGAGAATAAAGTAGTTCAGCGCGGCCTTAAAGTACACCTACGCCCGCATCAGATGTCATTTTTGTATCGCCATTGGTTATACGGATGCCCTGCCTATATTTTGGTAAAGCATTTGCCTATTGGAAAGAAAAATTCAATAGTTTTTCTCTACCATGGGGGACAGTGCGATGATTTGCTTGCGCAAGGCCTGCGCGTACAGCCTGTTATCAAATGGGAAAGTAATGCGATTGATTGGAAGTTATTAAAAAACCTACTATTGGGAATAGAAAAACCATAGAAAAAACCAATTGGAATTCCTAGCTGGAAACTATAGAATTGTGGTGCTGGATGTGAACAGCAAAACCTAGAAAGGATAGAGAGATGAAAAAACCTAGCGGATACATTATTTATCGGGGCGCGTCATTACTTGACGATAAGCCGATTATTGTCGTGGCAATTACTGGCAAATCATCAAACAGCAAAACGGGCGATATGGTGCAAACATACATTCTCGCCGATAACGGCAAGAGCCCAATAGAAAGCGCAAAAGCGCTTGACGACGTTTCAATTTGCGGTGATTGCAAACATCGCCGCGGCCTAGGCGGTTCTTGCTATGTTAATCTCGGGCAGGGCCCGCGGGCAGTGATGGACGGCGTGATTCGTGGCATTTATCCGGACAATATAATTAACGCGGCCTTTGCGTCACATAAGCGCAAAATAAGATTAGGCACTTATGGGGATCCGGCGGCGGTTCCTGCTTATGTCTGGGAAACACTACTTGCGGGCGCTGATTCGCATACTGGTTACACTCACCAGTGGCAAAACGGAAAAGCCGACCACGTTAAACAGTGGTGCATGGCTTCAGTAGATACACCGAAGGAGGCGGCACTTGCTAAGATGGACGGCTGGCGCACTTTTAGGGTTAGAGACGCGGACGGAAGTCTAGAATTCAGTCATGAGATGAAATGCCCCGCCAGTGCTGAAATGAATAAGCGTTTAACCTGCGACACATGCATGGCCTGCAGTGGCGGCACTGATAGCAAAAAAGCAAGTGTAACTATAATTGTGCATGGTTCCCTAAAAAACCGTTTTGCTTTATCAGTGGGGGCGTAATGTTCATTGTGCTTGCGGTGATAATCGTTTTAATTGTAATTATTGATTTAGTTGATTATAAATAGTTTCCTAATAGAAAAAATCAATTGTACGGACTAACGACAATAAACTATTATTAGTCATCGATTCGCCGAATCGATAAAATAGAAAGGATAGATTTATGTGGCAGAAAATTAAACTTGAGCAGGTTGATCCTGAAGCCCTTGGAAGGGAAATTTCTCACACATGCAAGTGGGATGGGCAGGCGATAACGGAAGCTTTTATCGCTGCGTTAACTGACGCTAATTTTCACACTTTCGCGGAGAAAGTGACCGCATTATGGGAGGCCGAAAAATGAACACATACAAAGTGCGGCACGTGGTGCTCTGTGAAGTTCAGGCATGGTCAATAGTGAAGGCCGATAATTTTGAAGCGGCGCTTTTGGAAGTGGCTAAAATTACAATCCCGACCAGTAGCGGCAATGGGTACTATTACGACCACGAAGTAATAAGCGACCAAGAAATTATCTCCGTTGACGTTGAATTATCTAAGGATAGAAAATGAAAATTGAACTCGACACATTAGACACTGGCGCGACCGTCGTTAATTTTGAGCATGGCGGTTATTTCATGCTGGAACCAGTAAACGAAGGCACTGGAATTTTTTTAACTGTTATTGACAGTGAGGGGGATGTCTTATTAGAACAGCGCTTTAATCTAACGGTTATGCCGTATGACACTATTGAGGATTGATTCTCAATAGAAAAAATCAATTACACAATTTATCGACAATAGACTATTATTAGTCATCGATTCGCCGAATCGGTAATTTTATAAACCTAGAAAGGATAGAAAAATGGCTCACATGATAGATGAAACAACCGGACGCGCCGCGATTGCCTACACTGGCACAACCCCATGGCATGGCCTCGGACAAGTGTTGACACCTGATTCAACTATTGAGCAGTGGACGCAGGAAGCGGGCCTAGGTTATACAGTGCTTGAAAGCGCCGTTGAATATTCAACGCCTGCGGTAACAGGGCATCAGGTTTGGCCCGATAGAAAAGTATTGCACCGCTCCGACACCGGCGCTCCGCTTGCTGTAGTTTCAAAGGACTATAAAACGGTGCAGCCCGCCGAAGTAATGGGTTTTTTTCAAAAGCTTTTAGATCTCGGCGGTTTTCAGATGGAAACAGCGGGCGCACTGTCGCATGGTCGACGCGTGTGGGCGCTTGCCAGTGTAGGCGAGGGCGCGGAAGTAGTGGACGGTGACGTAGTGAAGCCTTATTTATTGCTCGGCACTAGTTACGACGGAACCATGGCAACCATTGCAAAATTCACAGCGATTCGCGTTGTCTGTAACAATACAATCACGCCTGCAGTCAATAACACTAGCGACGAAATAAACAAGGGTTATATAAAATCGGCGGTTCGCGTATTGCATAGCGAGCGGTTCGATGCGGACGCGGTGCGCATGCAATTAGGTATCGTTGCGAATCAATTCGAGCGTTTCATGATCGAATCACGCAAGCTTGCACATGTGAATATGTCCTTTAGTGATGCTGACTTATTCGTAAAGGAATTGCTCAAGCCGTACCACACAGGCAAGCTTGACATTGTCGATACGCGGGCATACAAGCGGGTTATTGAATTGTGGCAAGGCCGCTCTATTGGTTCGGATATCCTACGCGCTGCGCATGTGGACGGTTCCCGTTGGGAAATGCTGAACGCTGTCACGCAACTAGTTGATCATGAGCGCGGGCGCTCGGATAATACCCGCCTCGAGAGCGCGTGGTTTGGCACTGGATCCGCTATTAAAAACCGCGCTTTAGAGTTACTGACCGCTTAGTCAGTTAAGTTATGGTCACAAGTGCGGGTTTTCCCTCTGGGATTACCCGCTTTTTAGTCAATAATCGAAATTAATTTTGCATGTGTAAACCTGCCCCGCGGCCCTTGGTGCTCGACGCTTGAAACGTGCGGCGGGCTCGGCGGTGCTCGGCGCGCTGCCCGCGGCGCTTGCGCCGCGGGGATTATTAACCTAAAAAGGATAAAGAAACATGAAAACAGAGATACGAAAATATGCAGAATGCGCGGCATGGGAGCACTTTTATTCAGATGAAGACACCCCTTGGGAACCCTTCGAGCACTACGACGAGGGATGGATTGACGAGCAATGCGACAAGCTTGCCGATTCAATTGAAGCGGCGATGCTCTGGGCACGAAGCCAGAAATAAGTTAACCGCGGCGCTTGCGCCGCGGTGCTCGGAACTTGAACCGCGAACCGCGGTTCGCGGTGAAATAGTGCTTGCAATAGTTTCCAGAAAGCGATAATATTGAATCGTTGGCAGTAGCCAACGATCAACCTAGAAAGGATAATGTGATGATTGACTTGACATCAAAAGCAATGCTTGCGGCATCGATCCGCCATGGTATGTTCGCGAGCCGCGATACAGTTGAAGAGGCGCTCGAGTATGCGAGCGCGACAATTGAGCGCTTATACAATGACGATAAGGCGGCAATGTATACCGCGCTGCACGTGGTGCTGAATACCATCGCGAATAAGATTACCGCGCTGCCCGATTCGGGCAACCAGTTGCCCGAGCCGCCGCCCGAGGTTCGGATCGATCATGCTGACTTGCCTGCCACTGGCAATCAACTATTGAACGATAAGATTGCCGATATCGTTGAACAGCTTATCAAATCGCAACTAAATGCGATTGACCATAAAATCAGAGCGGTTGACGACAGACTAGAAAACTGGTTCGGTAATAATCTAGATATCATTGACGAGCGAATCACTGAGGTGGTTCGCAATATAAGTTTCACTGTCGAAGTTGATTAAAATAGTTGACAGGGAGCTTGCTCCCTGAGATAATTCCCTTGCTGCATTAATCAATGCAGCATAACCCAGAAAGGATAGAAAATGTCTAAGACCAAATCAGTTCGCACAGTGACTCTCGGATGGGAAGAGTTCGTCATCCCAACTGGCATGACCGAGGCGCAGGTTATCCTGTTAGTGGGACAGCTTGCCATGTTGGATAGAATCTCCAGCACTGGCACGAAGGACTATAAGCACAGCTTCTACTATTACAACGATAAGCAAACTGTGAGAGTAACGCAGCGCGAAGTGTATGCAGATCAGGCTGCAGCGGCTGCAGCCAAAGAAGCTTACGACGCAGCGCTGCCCGAGCCAGAGACAGCGACCAATTAACCTAGACTATCGGGCCTCGCGGCCCGATAGATATTCTTTACTTGACATTAGCTAGGCCTAGGCCTAGCTATACCCGCTCCCCGCCGCCGCCCACTGACACTGTTGTTAATTTACCACTTGACAAGGCTCAGGGCGCGCCCTGAGCCTTAGATCCCTTATAGGGGGAGGGCCATAACTGCACCCGTTCTGCTCAGGTCTGCCCTTCGCTCTGTTTTTGCCAAACAAATACATCTTGGATACTTGGCCCCTCCCCCATAAACAGCCCCCTTCATTTGTAAAACCTGTACGGGGGGTGTATATTAATAAATTATGAAACCTGAAGACATTGAAGCGGAAAGATTACGCCTCGAGCTGCGGCTCTCGCTCCTCGAAGCGCGAGACAAGGCCACCACTGAGTTCTTAGACTTTTGCAAATACGTGTGGCCTGAGATCATTATCGGGGAACACCATCGTCGCATTGCCGCGGCGTTGGATCGTGTTGTCGCGGGCAAATGCAAACGCCTGATGATCGCGATGCCCCCGCGCCACGGAAAAAGCCAAATGGGCAGTTATTTATTTCCTGCCTATTTAATGGGGAAGTTGCCACAAAGTAAACTCATTGTTGGCTCCCACACGGCTGAGTTAGCGCAGCGTTTCGGTAGGATGATTAGGAACCTTGTTGAGGATGAGCGGTACATCGAGTTGTTTCCTGATACCAAGTTGTCTGTTGACAGCAAGGCTGCCGGACGGTGGAACACGAACCAAGGCGGTGAGGCGTTCTTTATTGGTAAGGGCGGCGCGATGACGGGCCGTGGCGGTGATATTATTATTTTGGATGACATCTTGGATGAGCAGGATGCCATATCTGATACCGCTATGGAGAACACGTGGGAATGGTACACATCTGGTCCACGTCAGCGATTGCAGCCAAACGGTACAATAATTGTTATCAACACTCGGTGGAAGACCGACGATTTATCCGGGCGATTACTTCGCCAGCAGGGACAATTAAAGAGCGACCAGTGGGAGGTTTTAGAGTTTCCTGCGATCCTCCCGAGCGGCAACCCTTTGTGGCCCGAATATTGGGCGCTTGAGGAGCTTGAAAAAGTCAAGATGTCCATTGGCTTAAAGAAGTGGAACGCGCAGTGGCAGCAACAGCCTACTAACGATGACGGTGCGATATTAAAGCGCGATTGGTGGCGCAGGTGGCAAAAGGAAGAACCGCCTAGCTGCAGCTATATCATTCAAACCTACGATACGGCGTACTCCAAAAAGGAGACGGCTGACTTCTCGGTCATCGCAACGTGGGGCGTGTTCCGTCCATCTGCCGACTCGGGCCCTAATTTAATTTTGTTAGCGGTAAGGAAAGGCCGTTGGGATTTTCCGGAGTTAAAGCGGATTGCCAAGGATGAGTACAGGTATTGGCAACCGGATAACGTATTGATTGAGGCCAAAGCTACGGGTACTCCGTTGCAGCATGAGATGAGGAAGATGGGTATTCCTGTGACGATGTACTCCCCCGGTGGTAGGAGGACGGGGCAGGATAAGGTAAGTCGTGCCAATGCGGTCGCTCCCATGCTGGAGTCAGGGATGGTGTGGTATCCGGAGGATGAGGAGTTTGCTCAGGACTTGGTGGAGGAGTGCGCCGCGTTCCCTAATGGCAGTCACGATGACCAAGTGGATGCAACCATTATGGCTTTAATGCGTTTTAGGCAAGGTAACTTCATATCGTTAGAAGATGACGATGATGAGGAGAAAGAGGTTGTGGATACGAGGGTTGAGTATTATTGATAAAAAGGGTGGGGTATGGTAGCGTAACGGCATTCTTTTCACGGGCCGCGAGCAATCCTACACCATGGACCAAACCATTCAATCCCTCCAAGACAAGATTCGTGCAGCGGCTGCAGATCGGGGTATTGATCCTGACGTTGCGTTACGTATTGCCAATGCGGAGAGTACGCTTAGCAATGCAGCCAAGAATACCCGCTCCTCGGCCCGCGGTCTATTCCAAATTATTGATAGCACGTGGAAGAACTTTGGTGGGGATCCTGCCAAGCGCAATGATGTCGATGAGAACATCCGTGTTGGGTTGAATGTTATCTCTGGCAACAGGGATTCGTTTTTAAAGCGGTTTGGTAAGGAACCCAGTAAGGAGCAGATATACAGCATGCACGTCCTCGGAACAGGGGACGCGTTCAAGGTATTTAATGCCGCTGACGATGCGGCTATAAAAAATATAGTTCCCAAAAAGGTAATAAAATCTAATCCGTATATGGAGAAGATGAGTGTAGCGGACTTTTTGGATTTCACTCAAGCCAAGATGGCGAAAAAGGGGACGGTGACACCGAGTGCTACCGTTGTGGCAAAAACGGAAACAGCTCCTGTGCCCATGCCGCAAACTCCTAAGGAGACGATGCGTCAGGCTCCAAGCAAGATGCCTTCTTCGCGGACCGTGGATCTCCCAACTGCAGCCAATCCAACCGCTCCTCCAATGAATAAGGATTTATTGGCAAGTCTTGGCCCCAATTATCAGGCGGCGTTAGCAGCGATGACGCTGTCGGATTCGTCGGAAGATGATGACGATGAGGCGTTGGCAGAGAGGTATGCAGAGCGGTTCGCGGATCAGGGTAATGAGGTAGTGCCATCTACGCTGGGAGATATCCAGTTATCTTACGCGTCACCGTTTGAGGAGCCAGCCCCTGTGCAAATGGCTACAGGCGGGGAAGTGGGTGTGCAGAAAATGGCGTTTGGCGGATTGCCATACAAGCCTTCTGCGCTTATTCCTTCTAGGGTAAAGAATCAAGTAGGTCAAGCGCAGGCGGATTTGGATGCATACAACCAGCAGGTGGGTTCGTACAATGCGCAGATGGAAGATTATAAGCGTCGTGTAGAGGACTACAACAACCAGATCAATGCGTATAACGAGCAACGAAATCAGTACCTATCATCGTACATAGGTGGAGAAAATCCTACTGTTTATATTAGTTCGCGAGGCAAGTACAGTCCGGCTATTGGTAAGGGGTCCGTGATACCTGTTGGGGCAAAAGATATAAGTGTTACCCCATACGGCACAGTGCCCGGTCTTAAACTCCCCGGCTATCTCATTCGTCAAGGTGAGTACAGAAGTCTGTCGGAACCGAGGGCCCCGGGCAACGCTCCGGGCGGCGAGCCTACCGCTCCTGTCCAGCCTAATATCGGTGCAACGCAAGCATCTGTGGAAGCGGCTAAGGCAAAACAGCGTCGCTTGCAGTTGACGTACGATGTGATGGAAGATCCTGAGAGATTTAATCTGTCTATGCCAGCCATGTTTGCCGAAGGCGGGGAAGCGTCTGCGTCGGATATGTTGAAACAGTTAAAGCAAGCGGTTGTCCCTGCACAGATTCGCACGTTCATTGAAACAGTAATGATGAATAAAGAGGACAGAGCAGGTCGTCCCATTACTGAAAAAGATTTCAGTGAGTCGGAGCTGCGTCAGATATTGGATACCATTGGGTTGGCACGTAAGAATAGAACAGCAGAGAATCGGTACAACGACAACTACAAACCTTCTGCAAAAGAGCAGAAGGAAACTGATGAGTTGTTTAAGAAAGCCTTTGGCACAAATGATGCTGCGCTACAGCTTCAACGCGAGAAACGCCAAGCGGAAAAGGATTACTTCCAATCTGGCAAGGGTACAGTGAACTACATGGACTATCCCGGATTTACGTCGGGCTTACGTGACACCACTGTCTCAGGTAAAGGCGCTATTCGTAATACGCTAGGTCGCTTTGTCTATGAGACATTACCGGATGGTCGAATACGGGTGAAGGATACGTACGATTTTAAAGATGATTTGGTAACGGAGTTGGGTCAGCGCCCAAGTGCTGCGTACAAAGATATGGGAACAATGGGTAAGCTAGGAACAATCCTAGTAGATACATTGAATAACCCAATGGATTTGCAATCAGAAGAAGGTGGAACGAAAGTGGGTAGGGCCACTTTGCCTAGCCGCGTTGGCAGCGCCTTCATTGGTCAAAATGGCAGACCCGTGGATATCACATTGGATCCTCGTGAGTTGATGCCCGGTTATGCTGGCTATGCACATGGGGGTCCCGTGCATCGTGCCAATGGCTCACCTGTTTATGGCGAGATCCCCGATTCTGGTCCCATTACTGCTGACACACGTGCAGCGATGTCCAACTTCCAAGTGCCTAATGCGCGTGAAGCGTTGGCAGCGTTGAAGAAGATTTATGGTGAGGGTGTATCTAACGCGGAGTCGTTAGTGCGTGGCTCACTCGCCGCGGTCCCCGGAACATTCGGCGATATCGGTCAAGAGTTTGATATACGTGGCTTGCGTAATTTGCCTACCACTGAGCAGTTGTTGAAAAAGTATCCACAGCGTTTAACGCAGCCAACGGCAGAGACATCTAAGTTTGAAAATGTAGGCACATACATGCCGCCGCCTATCCCTCCTACGGCTGTCAGTGGTACAGCTAAAGCAATGATGAAGGGATTGAAGGAGTCGGGTCCGCAGGTGGAGAGCATCATGCGTAAGATTGCTCCTGCGGCTGAACCGTTTAGTATTCTCCGTCCAACGGGCGGTGAGTTTGCAACGGTCAAGTCAATGAGTGAAGCGCCTATCTCTAGGTTTGATAGCACTCTTGCAAAGTTGTTTGAATCACGGGCCGAGCCTCAATATGCGTCAGTAAATAAATTCTTTGATACAAAATTTAGAGATTACTTTAAAAAGCAAGCAGGTAGTGTGTCTGATCCAGTGCGTGAAGGATTGATTAGCGGCAAGATAAAGATACCTAAGGATTCTCCATTAGAGGAAATGTTCCCAGAGGCGTTGATTAAAGCAGCGCGTGATGGCGACATCACTGCTATGAAGCTAATTGAAAAACAATTAGATGAAGGCATACAAATTAAATCGTACAAGAAATCGGATGTGCGTGAATATGATTCTGATATATTGGCTTCGGATGAAATGCGTTCATCTATTTTGCAGCAGATGAAACGTAATCCAGATATTATTCCTGATGCTATGTTGCTACGTTTGGCTAAAAAGAATGCATCTAACTTGTCACCAGAAAAAGCAGCCCAAACAGTAGCCGATATTCGTGCCAAGTTAAAAGCTAATCCAGAATTATTCTCTACGGTGTACGAAGAGAAGATTATGCGAATGATGCCGGAAAGACTAACGGAAGTAGTTACTCCAGAGTACATGGAGAAATACCCATCGCTATACGGTAATGTTAAAAATATCTTTGACTCACGCCAAGGCATTATGGCGCTAAAAGGAGCGGCTCCTGTTATTGATGTGGAGAGCCCACCTAGGTTGTTTGGTATGACATTGAATCGAATGCATGAGCTAATGCAGCGTCTGCCTGAAAAAGAGTTGGAGCGCATGGATGTACCTACTGTGTTGAATAAGGTTATTCAACTAGACAAAGTAAGTAATGAAGTAGCTGGCTATGCTAACCGAGCAGAGAAGTTGATTTCTGCAGGCAAAGTTGTTCCAGAAAAACTAACTACGTATGGTACAAAACCATTTACTACTGCAGATGAGCAAGGCTTTATGTGGCGTGAGATAACAGAGCCCGATGCTGCAACTATCCAAGGTAAGTTACTGGGTAACTCTATTGGTGGGTATGCAAGACCCGGATCGTATGGCAGCTTGTCAAAGGGTCGCACTGCTATAGATAACGGCGAAGTTAGGTTGTTTGGCTTGTACGATAAAAATAATCAGTTGATGACTAACGTAGAATACGTTACTAACAAAGCAGAGACGCTGAAAAATAGTATTCCACAGTTTTATGGCAATGGCCCTGCAACAGGCAATGTGTCGCCAGATAATTTTGTTCCGCAAGTTGTAGAACTAATTAACAAATTAAATCCAGATAACATTCCCCCCTCAATCAAACAATTGTTGAGAGACAGTGGAATATCCATTACAAAGTAAGGAAGTACTATGCCGATAGATCGTAATGAGAGCCTGCCATCAGGCAACATTGATATTGAAGTGTCTGCACTAGAGGACATGCCTGACGTTGAGATTGAACTTGACGAGGAAGGTGGCGTTACTGTCAATATTGGCGAAGAAGACGACAAAGAGCTTGGGTACGAGGCTAATCTAGCAGAAATACTTCCTGAAGAGGTGTTATCCAAAATATCTGATGATTTGGTGTCGCTGTTTGAGGCAGATAAGTCTTCGCGTGAGCAGTGGGAAAAGATGTACAGCGATGGCTTAGAGCTTCTTGGTACGACTATGGAAGAGCGCACTAAGCCATTTAAAGGCTCGTCCGGTGTATTCCACCCTATGTTGCAAGAATCCGTGGTGCAGTTCCAAGCACAAGCATTGAAAGAATTGATGCCGTCAGACGGCCCTGTGCGTACACAGGTGCTGGGCAAAGAGACGCGTGAAAAGGTTATGCAAGCGGTCCGCGTCAAGGATTTCATGAACTATGAGATCACAACAGAGATGCAAGAGTACACGCCTGACTTTGATCAGCTGTTGTACTACGTAGGCTACGGCGGATCCGCTTTTAAAAAGGTTTACTACGATCCAAGTCTAGGACGTATGGTCAGCCCTCTGGTATTGCCAGACAATCTGTATATCCCGTACCACGGTTCTAGTGTGATGAGCCGTTGTGAGCGAATCACTCACCGTATTCCTATGTCTACGAATGCGTATCGCAAGGCGGTAGTAGCGGGTCAGTACCTTGATATAGCAGAAGCGGAAGTTGATCAAGAAGCAACGCAAATACAGGAGTCGTTAGATAAGGTAACTGGCGTGTCTCCCGCAGGCGAAGAGGAAGAGATGTCGTTGCTGGAGTTCCAGATTGACTATGACTTGCCGGGGTTTGAAGACCTAGGTGAAGACGATGAGCCAACAGGAATAAAGCTGCCATACATCATAACTTTGGATGAGGTATCGGGTCAGGTTGTTGGCGTTCGTAGGAATTGGAACGAAGATGATGATAAACGGATTCGTAAGGAATATTTCATACACTACTTGTTAGTCCAAGGTCCGGGTTCCTACGGTTTGGGCTTCTTGCATCTGATGGGGGGCTTGACCAAGTCGGCTACGTCGTCGCTACGTCAATTGATTGATGCGGGTACGTTCTCTAACCTTCCTGCAGGATTTAAAGCTAAGGGTGCGCGTATTGAGAACGATGATGTGCCTATTCAGCCGGGTGAGTGGCGAGATATGGATGCGGGTGGTATGGAACTTACCTCGTCTATGCTGCCATTGCCGTACAAAGAGCCTAGCCAGACGTTGTTTGCGCTATTGGGCTTCTGTGTTGACGCGGGTCGTCGCATTGCATCGATCACTGATTTGCAGGTAGGCGACAGTAACCAGAATGCCGCGGTAGGTACAACCATTGCGCTGTTGGAAAAAGGCTCGATGGTAATGTCGGCGGTGCATAAGCGTTTGCATTACAGCCAGAAGATGGAATTCCAATTGCTGGCAAAAGGCTTTGCAGAATACTTGCCAGATGAGTATCCGTACGATGTACCGGGCGAGAGCCGCAAGATTAAGCGTTCTGATTTTGATGACCGCATTGATATATTGCCGGTATCTGACCCTAATATCTTCTCTGTGGCCCAGCGTATTACGATGGCACAGACTCAATTGCAGTTAGCCCAGAGTGCTCCGCAAATGCACAATATGTACGAGGCTTATCGCCGTATGTATGAGGCAATTGGAGTGCGAGATATTGATGGATTGCTAAATAGTCAACAAATTGACAAGCCAAAAGACCCGATGAGTGAAAACTCACAGGCGTTGGATGGTTCCCCATTGAAGGTATTTGCTGGTCAGCAGCACGATGCGCACATTTTGTCGCATTTGCTGTTTGGGCTATCTCCTTCGGTGGCTTCAATGCCAAATGTTGTGATAAATCTGCAAAAACACCTGTTAGAGCACGTCAAAACTAAGGCGGAAGAGTTTGTTGAGGCCCAGTTGTTCAGGGAATATGGCGTGGATCCGGACAAATTGGTGTCAGCCTTGCAACGTGAAGCAATGATTGCATTGAAAGCAGCTGAGTTTTATCAAGAAGCTAAGGCTTTGCAAGAACAATTGTCTGGCGCTAACCAGCCGCCTAATGATCCATTGATCGAACTGAAGAAACAAGAGCTTGCGCAGTCCGCGCAACGTGATCAGGCCAAGATTGCTATGGATCAGGCGCGTATGACCCTTGATCAGCAGAAGGAAAACAATGACATGGCTGTTGATCAGGCTCGATTACAGCAGGCAGCACAGACAGCCAAGGAAAGAAACGCCGTAACGCTAGTCAAGGGGAATAATAATGTCCAATAGAAAGCCAAATTTGGTAAAAATGTCCCAACAACGGACTGTGAAACCTAAAAAGGTTCCACGTGAAACAATTGGAGAGCCTCGTCCTGCCTTTGTTTACAGGAAAGACGCATTTAAAAAAGTAAAAATTACATAATTTTAGTGTCTTTGTACAAATAAACATGCATAATATGCATGTAGCCTTCGGATAGGGCCTGTACTATCTGCGTTCTTGGAGTAATTCCATGCTTGAGTTCACAGAAAAAGTGTTACACGAACTTCGTTCGCTTAAAAAGCAAACGGAGGACATCATCTTGGGTGGTGGTGTTCGTGACATGGAACAATATAAGTTCCTACAGGGTCGTCTAGAGGGGTACAAGTTTGTCGAAGAGAAGATTGCGAGTCTTCTTAAAAACACCTTCATAGATTAAAGGACCCTTATGACAGCAAATGCATTAGAAGAGAAGTGGGCGAAGGAAAAGGAAGAAACAGGTCCTACCCTAGATGATGCCTATACCCATGACGGCAGTCTTGTCGTAGAAAACATTGACGAGTCTGTTGTTGATCGCATTCCACAGCCTACGGGTTGGCGGATCGTTGTCCTCCCTTATCGTGGTGCAGAAAAATCCAAAGGCGGTATTGTTTTGGCGGATCAGACACGTGAACGCCAGCAATTGACTACGGTTTGTGGCTATGTACTAGCTGTGGGTAACCTAGCATATCGAGATGAGGTTAAATTTCCTAATGGCGCATGGTGTAAAAAGGGCGATTGGGTAATTTTTGGTCGCTACGCGGGTGCGCGTATTGGCTTGGATGGTGGCGAGATTCGTATTCTTAACGATGACGAAATCTTAGCCAATATAAACAACCCAGAAGACATTCTGCATATGTGAGGTAAGTTATGGCTAATTCAGTACCTGATTCACAGTTGGAATTTAATTTAGGGGATGACGAAGTAGAGACTTCGGTATCCGTAGCAGAAGACAAAGAGGAAGACCAAGGCTCTGTTATTGAAGCAGAGGAACAGTCTTCTCCTATAATAGAAGAACCACCTCAGGAACCTGTTCAAAAATCAGAACTTGATACGGTTAGTGACGCGGTTCAAAAGCGTATTTCCAAATTAACCGCAAAAATGCGGGAGGCGGAACGCCGTGAACAAGCAGCCCTTGAATATGCCAGAGGCATTCAAGCACAGGCTAATGATCTGCAAACCAGATTAGTCCAGACTGATCAAAGTAGGCTGTCCGAGACTAAGACTAGGATGGATACCCAACAAGCTACCCTTCGTGCCATCATCAAAAGAGCGCGGGAAGAGGGGGATATTGATACCGAGACAGAAGCGCAGGAAAAACTGTCGGACTTATCGTATGAGCAACGACGTATTTCTGAGTGGATGGCTCAACAGCAGTATCAGCAAGAACAGCAGCAACAGCCACAACCACAACAACAATACCAACAACCACAACAGCAACCTAGGCAAGCCCCACAGGCTGCACCTCCTAGCCCAAAAGCGGAAGAATGGGCTGCTAGAAATGAGTGGTTTGGTAAAGATCGTGTTCTAACGTATGCTGCGTGGGGAATTCATCAGTCTTTGACTGAGGAAGAAGGAATTGACGCAGATACAGACGAGTACTATACTGAATTAGATAACAGGTTACGTTTGGAGTTTCCTCAGAAACTTCAGCCTTCTGTTCAAACTAACAGACAACGGAATACCGTGCCATCCGTTGCCCCTGCTACCCGTAGTTCTGGGATAAATAGTGCACGTCGGACGGTGAGATTATCACCAAGTCAAGTTGCTATCGCAAAAAAACTCGGCGTTCCTCTTGAGGAATATGCCAAATATGTGAAGGATTAAATCATGGCTGACCAGAAACTTACTATCGACCGCGCTCCTCGCACTACACGTGAGAAGGAAGCACGTCGCAAACCTTGGGCTCCTCCTTCACGTTTGGACGCGCCACCTGCCCCTCCCGGGTACAAGCATCGTTGGATTCGCGCTGAAATCAACGGATTTGACGACAAGCAACACGTCTACGGTCGTCTTCGCGAAGGGTATGAACTCGTTCGCAATGAAGAACTACCAGAAGAGTATCGCGACACCATGCCAACAATTGAAGATGGCAAACATGCTGGCGTGATTTCTGTAGGCGGTTTATTGCTTGCTCGAATTCCTGAAGAAACAGTTGCAGAACGTAACGAGCATTATGGACGGAAGGCACAGGATCAGATTAAATCGGTAGACAACGAATTGATGCGTGAAAACGCGCATTCGACAATGCGAATACAGAATCCCGAAAGGAATTCTCGCACTACTTTTGGAAACCGTTAATTCGGTATTTATCTTTTTAGGAGCTACAAATGGCAAACGTAAATAAGCCTTTTGGTCTGCGCCCGATGGGTAACCTTTCTGCTACTGGTGCTCAGAAGCAGTATGGCTATCTAATTGCGGACAACCAAGCTGGCGCAATCTTCCAAGGTGACTTGGTTGTTGTATATGATGGTTACATCATTAAATATGATGCATCCACACATGCTGCACCTACTGGTGTATTCAACGGTTGTAACTACGTTGATCCAACTTCGGGTAAGCCCACATGGTCTAACTACTACCCCGGTTCAGTAAACATCACTTCTGGTGTTATTACTGCTGATGTATTAGATGATCCAAATCAGTTATTCTCAATCCAAGCAGCTGGTACTTTGACACAAGCTGACATTGGTAAAAATGCTGATCCTACTGCATCAACCACTGGTAGCACAGTAAATGGTGTCTCTAACGGCACTCTTGGTACTCCTGCAAAAACTGCGGCATTGACGATGAAGATTGTTGGCTTGTACAGCACTCCTAGTAATGAAATGGGCCAGTATGCAGTAGTTATTGTTAAACTCAATCAACACCAGTACGGTAGTGTCGGTGTTGCTGCTGACGGAGCGTAATCATGGCTATTTCTCGTTCACAACTAGTTAAAGAACTAGAGCCCGGCCTGAACGCTTTGTTCGGCATGGAATATCGTCGCTACGAAAACGAACACACCCAGATCTTCTCAGTTGAGACTTCTGATCGTGCGTTTGAAGAAGAAGTGATGTTGACGGGCTTTAATGAAGCCCCAACCAAAAATGAAGGTGCTGGCGTTCAGTACGATACCGCTTTGGAATCGTTCACCGCTCGTTACACTCATGAAACTATCGCTTTGGCGTTTGCTCTGACCGAAGAAGCTATCGAAGATAACCTCTACGATAGTCTGTCTAAGCGTTACACACGCGCCCTTGCTCGTTCGATTCAGTACACCAAGCAAGTTAAAGCAGCTTCGGTATTGAACAATGCGTTTAATACTGGTGGTTCTTACAACGGTGGTGACGGCGTGTCTCTGTGCAACAGCGCACACCCAACCGCACTTGGTCCTAACTTCAGCAATACTCCTGCTGTAGCTGCCGACTTGAATGAAACCTCGCTTGAGCAAGGTATTATTGATGTCGCTGGTTACACTGACGAACGTGGCTTGAAGGTAGCTGTATCCGTTGTGAAAATGATTATTCCTTCACAACTGCAGTTTACGGCAGAGCGTTTGATGAAATCTACTCTACGTACTGCAACTGCGGATAATGACATCAACGCAATCCGTTCGATGGGCATGGTTCCACAGGGTTATTCGGTTAATCACTTCCTGACAGATCCAGATGCTTGGTTCTTGATGACTGATGCACCTAACGGCTTGAAGATGTTCCAGCGTTCGCCACTCAAGACTGCCTTTGAAGGTGATTTTGATACTGGCAACGTGCGCTACAAGGCACGTGAGCGTTACAGCTTCGGCTGGTCTGATCCTCGTGGAATTTACGGTTCAACAGGCGCAGCGTAATGTAAGAAAAGGGAGCTTCGGCTCCCTTTTTTATTTGGTCAAAATGTTTGCTTTTTGTTCTTTTTATGCTATAAACATATTATTCCGGGAACCCCGGTATGTCGAACAGTCCCGGCTGACTTCATGCAGATCGACATACTTACAAGCATGAGGAAAATGACATGGCACGTTCTACCTTTTCGGGCCCAGTAGTCTCGAACAACGGCTTTATCGCTGGGCATCAAATTACCACAACAGACAACGCAATTCCCGCTACAGCTGTAGCTACAGCGGCGCAAGTTGCTACTGGCTACATCACTACTACTTCAGCAGCAACTACCACTATTACCCTGCCAACAGGTACTCTTTTAGGTGGCCTTATTGGTGCAACTCGTGGTACTTCATTTGATTTATATGTTGATAACACGGCTGGTGCTAGTGTCGTAACTATTGCGGTAGCTACAAATGGCATTTTGTCCAGCGCAGCGGCTGATACGCCCGGTAGCTTTGGTGATTTGACCATTGCAGCGGGTGCTACGGGTCTTGCTCGTTTCACCATTATGTTCTCTAGTCCAACGGCATACGTATTTACTCGTACAGCCTAATAGGAGGCTGTTATGGGATTTGCAAGTGATGTCAAGAGCACTAGATTAGCGGCTAGTGGCGCTATTTTTGCTGGTCGCTCCCGTGTAAGAGGTATTTACATAGTTCCCGGCGTAGCGGCAGGCTCCGTTGTTGTCAACAATGGCAACGGCGGAACTGCGGTATGCACTATTGATACGGCTGCGTCAGGCACGACTACTTATATTCATCTTCCCGAAGACGGTATTTTATGTGAGAACGGCTCTTACGCTGTGCTTACAGGCGTTACTGCAGCCACCTTCTTCTATGCGTAAGGATACGAAAATGAAAAATATGCATAAAATGCCTAATGGCAAAATGATGAAGGATTCGGACATGGAGTATGGTGGCGAATCAGAAAAGATGGAAAAAATGGAATATAAGATGGGCGGCGGCTATATGAAAAAAATGGCTAAAGGCGGCTCAGTAACTCCTCGTGGTTGCGGGCAAGCTAAGAACAAGCCCTGCAAGATATGCTGACATGGAGTTAATGCTTTGGAACATTCTACTTTCTGTTCTCATGACCATTTTTGGGTGGGTATTAAAAGAGAAATCTGATGAGTTGAATCGTATTCAAATTCTCTTGAATAGAACAAGAGAAGAAGTAGCAAAAGAATACGTGACAAAAACTGAGGTCCATGCCGATATTAATCGTGTGCTGGATAGATTAGATCGTCTGGATGAAAAATTAGATAGGTTAATGGGAGTTAGACATGCCAGCTAAAAGTGCCAAGCAAAAAAAGCTAATGGATGCGGCTGCGCATAGTCCAGCTTTTGCTAAGAAAGTGGGTATTCCTTCTAAGGTAGCTAAGAAATTTAGCCGCACAAGTAAGGGCATGGAGTTTAAAAATGGCGGTATTTCTCGTGTAGGTAGAGCCGTTACTCCTAGTCGCCGTGACCCAGATATTGGAAAGATGATCAAAGAAGTAAAAGTTGAGAAAGATTCAACGATTATGGAATACGCTAGTGGTGGCGAGGTTGTCGTAAGGGGCACAGGCGCTGCACGTACTCAAAAAGCACGTATTTGTTAAAGGAAAAATCATGGCCTTTCTAAAAAAAGTAGCAAGAGCGGTTGCGTCAGGTAGCCCAGTAGCGGCTGGAAAATCGTCTGGAATGTTTGGCGGAGCACTTAAAAAAGCTATGCCAAAAATTAAAGAAGCAATAGCTAGTGGTGCAGCAGCACCAGCGGCAGCAGCGAAAGGCCGTGGTCGTTCGGGTTTAGGTGGGATGCTGTCTGGCTCCTACACTGCAACGGCTAAAGCAGGAGCAGCTAATCCTAGAGGCGCAGGGAGTGGCTTGATGGGTGGTGCAATTAAACAAGCTATGGCGAAACGTGGCATGGGCCTTAAAAACGGCGGCATGGCAGAAGATAAAGCTGGTCGCGCCTTAGGTAAAAAGACAGCAGACTCAATGGGCCGTGCTATGGCTAAAGCCCCGATGAAGAAAAATATGGGTGGTATGGCTAAAAAATCGTCTAAGAAATGCTAATAAGACATGACCACATCCGGTACAGCAACATTCAATCTTGATATTGATGATCTCATTGCCGAGGCGTTTGAACGCTGCGGCCTTGAGACGCGTACCGGGTATGATCTTCTGACAGCAAGACGTTCGTTAAATCTTTTGTTTGCTGATTGGGCAAACAGGGGTTTAAATCTGTGGACCATTGAGCAACGTCAGACAACAATGGTGCTAGGGCAATTTGAATACACATTGCCAGCAGATACAGTAAATGTATTGTCTGCTGTTATACGTACCAATTCAGGAACCACTAATCAACAGGATATAAGTATTGACCGTATTAGTCGTGCGGAATACTTGAATTTACCTGACAAATATACGCAGTCGCGTCCTGCGCAGTATTACGTCGAACGTACAATATCCCCTAAGCTGTATGTGTATCCTGCGCCTGATTCGTCGCAGCCGTATATCTTCCGCTACTATGCGATTCGTCGTATTGAGGATGTAGGGGCGTATACGAACACAACAGATATTGTTTTTAGATTTTATCCATGCATGGCAGCGGGATTAGCTTATTACATCGCACTTAAAAAAGCTCCTGATCGCGTGGTTATGTTAAAGCAGTTTTATGAAGAAGAATTTCAACGTGCTGCACAGGAAGATAGAGATATTGCGAGTGTGTATTTGGTTCCAGACATGGGTAACTAGGAACTATTATGGGTGGTTATGCGTCAGGCAAGTATTCCATAGCCATATGTGACAGATGTGGTCAGCAATATAAGTATTTGGAATTAAAAAAGGAATGGACAGGGTTTAAGGTTTGTCCGGAGTGCTACGAACCAAAGCACCCACAACTTTTACCTAAGAGGACATTGAATGAGCCGCAGGCAATATATCAGCCGCGCCCTCAAGGTCCTACAGAAGTAAACGTATTCGTTGGAGGCCCGGGGCCATCTACATTTGAAAGTGTTGGTATGCAACCCACAGCGTTAACTCCGCCATTAGTTGGACTTTTTGCACTAGGAACCGTTACGGTAGTGATTACATGAACTATGCCGAACTAACTGCTGCGATTGAGGACTACACTGAAAATAGTTTTACTTCGGTGGAATTAGCTACTTTTGTGGATCAAGCAGAACAGCGTATTTACAATACGGTTCAACTAGCTGCTCTTCGCAAAAACGTAGAAGGTCTGCTTACTTCTGGTAATAAGTACCTTAGTTGCCCATCTGATTTCCTCTCCGTATTTTCTATTGCTGTAGTCAATAGCAGTGGGGAGTATGTGTATCTGCTGGATAAAGATGTCAACTACATTAGGGCGATGTACCCATCACCTACAGCTACTGGTCTTCCAAAGTACTATGCAATTTTTGGCCCGACTACGTCTAATGGATCTATAACTAATGAGCTGTCATTGATTTTGGGCCCAATGCCTGATTCAAACTATACGACAGAACTTCATTATTATTACTACCCTCAATCTATTGTTACCGCAGGTACTTCATGGCTAGGTGATAACTACGATCCAGCATTGCTATATGGCTCATTAGTTGAAGCTTATATCTTCATGAAGGGCGAACAAGATATGATGGCGTATTACGAAAAGAAATTCCAAGATGCGCTTATGCAGCTTAAACGTCTGGGCGATGGCCTTGAGCGTGGTGATGCATACCGTGATGGTCAAGTTAAATATAAGGTTTCGTAATGGCAATTACGCAAGCATTTGCTAATAGTTTTAAATCTCAGGTCTTGCAGGGAGATCAGGATTTAACAGCAGATACGCTTAAAATGGCGCTGTACACAAGCTCCGCTTCATTAGGGGCAAGCACTACTGCTTACGCTACTACGAATGAGGTAACGGGCACTGGGTATACAGCGGGTGGAAATACGATTAGTGGTGTGACAATAGCTACATCGGCTTCTGGGGTAGTTTATTTAAGCTTTAATACGGTGTCTTGGCCCGGATCGACGTTTACAGCTAGGGGTGCACTTATTTATAACAGCACTAGAAGTAATTCGGCTGTGGCAGTATTGGACTTTGGGATGGATCAGACTTGCAGTAACCAGATCTTTGCGGTTACGCTTCCACCAAATAATTTTAGTTCTGCGATATTTCGTTTTTCATAAGGTTAGTTATGTTTACTAGTGGAGGCGCACTCTTAGGACAGATTACTGCAATATCGGTATCTGGACGTGGATTTACGCCTGAAGAAGTAGCAGAAATGGCCTTGGATAAGATTATTTATATCGGAGAAAGCTCCCATCCAGCCCTTCGCGATCAAGCAGAGGCTTTTAGGGATCAGATTCGTACAGTATTGGTGAAATACATGAGACAAGCAGTTGTTTCTCACAATACTACGCTTGCAAACAAGCTTCGCGATGCTGGGCATCCTGAGCTAATTAAACTTTTGGAGAATTAAAATGGCTATTAGCGTAACCACAGCAATGCCTACGTCCTTTAAAGTAGAGATACTTAAAGCCGTACACAATTTCACAGCTTCTACTGGCAATACTTTTAAGATTGCTTTGATGAAAGCAACTGCGGCTGGTTCAGGCACGTATGGTGCAGCAACTACTAGCTATACAGACTTGACAGGTAACTCTGATGAGGTTGCTAGTGGTAGTGGCTATACCACAGGCGGTAATACACTTGTTTCAGTTACTCCTGTGGCGAGTAGCACCACAGCCGTATGTGACTTTGATAATACAACATGGTCTGCAGCTACGTTTACTAGCTGTGGCGCTATTATTTATAACGATACAGCAGCAGGTGATCCAGCTTGTGCTGTGTTGAGCTTTGGTGGTGATCAGCAAGTAAGCTCGGGAGATTTTCAGATTCAATTCCCCGCTCCTGTTGCAGCTACTGCAATCATCCGTATTGCTTAATAGGAAGAGAATGTGCCGAACCTCGTTAAATCGTGGGGTGAAGGAGCGTGGAGTGACGCTACATGGGGCGGTATCCCTGCTTCCAACACGGTTGGCTGGGGTTCAGGCACATGGGGACAAAATGCGTGGGGCGGTATTGTTGAAGCCGTTATCCCTACGGGTGTCGAAGGAACAGGTAGTGTAGGAAGTATTTATCCGGTTGTTTCTGCTAATCCTGTAGGGGTTGTAGGAACCGGATCAATTGGAACAGTAGTTATACCGCAGCAGGTTGTTTTAACGCCTACTGGGGTACAAGGAACAGGCGCAATCGGTTCCCCTACGTTCTTCTTTGGGGTAGTGTTTACGCCAAATGGCGTTTCAGGCACAGGCGCAGTAAATGATGCGACAGTAAGTACATCGCCAACGGTTTCGGTTACTGGCGTACAGGGCACGGGTTCAATAGGAACTGTATTTGTACCGATTAACGCGGTTGGTGTGCAGGGAACAGGTTCAGTTGGGACTGTTACTACAGTATACGAAGAAATAGTTGTAGTAACTGGAGTAGAAGGTGTTTCTGCAGTTGGTGGAGTTGGCGTGTCAACTGGAGAAACAGTTCTTCCAGTTGGCATAGCAGCAATTGGCAGCATTGGTACACCTTCGGTAAGTTATAATCATATTGAAAATGTAATTGGTGTTGCTGGGACGGGAGCGGTAGGAACAGTCCTCATTCGTAAGTGGTCCGTGGTCAACGATTATCAAGATCCTAACTGGGTCCTGATCCAAGTAGCATAAGGAACTAATATGGCAAGTACATACAGCAATCTAAAAATCGAACTGATCACTACGGGTGAGCAGGCGGGTACGTGGGGAGCCACTACAAACACTAATCTGGGGACGGCGCTTGAAGAAGCGATCACAGGTACTGTGGATGTATCGTTTTCCAGTGCCGATGTCACACTAACGCTTACCGATACTAACGCGACACAAACTGCCCGTAATCTGCGTTTAAACCTAACAGGTACGTCTGGCGGTGCAAGGAACTTAATCGTTCCAGCAATCGAAAAGTTATACATTGTAAATAACGGTTTGGCAGATGCGGTAACTGTTAAGAACTCGACAGGCACAGGCATAGCGGTTCCGGCAGGCAAAACAATGCTTGTCTTTAATAACGCAACAAACGTCGTCGATGTAACAACCTATTTATCCTCTTTAACCCTAGGTACTGCCCTGCCTGTAGCTTCTGGTGGTAGCGGTGCAGCGACACTAACAGGGGTGTTAAAGGGCAACGGCACATCAGCCTTTACCGCAGCTACTGCTGGTACTGACTTTGTTGCTCCCGGTGGTGCGTTAGGCACTCCAAGCTCAGGCACATTAACCAATACAACTGGCTTACCACTTACTACTGGCGTAACGGGTACGTTGCCAATAGCTAATGGCGGCACGAACGCAACAGCGGCTCCTACGGCGGGTGGTGTGCCTTATGGAACTGGTACTGCATATGCGTTTACTGCTGCTGGTACTGCGGGTTATGTATTAACAAGTAACGGTGCAAGCGCACCCACATGGGCTGCGGCATCAGGCGGCATCACCACAGGTAAATCCATCGCTATGGCGATGATCTTCGGATTCTAAGGAGTTATTTAAATGGCAAACCCAAATATTGTTAACGTAACTACCATTTATGGTAAGACTACGTACCTCACCCCATCCGGTACTTCTGCGGTGGTTCTGTTACCTAACGCTGCTTCGTCTGGCAAGGTCTTAAAGATCAATCAGATTGTTGCGGCTAACGTGAACGGTTCCGCTGCTGTAGATACTACGGTGTCTATTTACTCAAACGGCGCGGTTGCTCAAGGCTCTGCACCATCGGGCGGTACTGCGTATCCAATCGTAAGTACAGTCTCTGTACCTGCGGATGCTTCGTTAATCGTTACGGATAAAACCACTGCGATTTACTTAGAAGAAGGCAACAGCATTTCTGTAACTTCTGGTACAGCTAGTGGGATTACCTACTCAATAAGCTACGAAGACATATCGTCTTAATAAGGGGTTGCTATGGCAATTCATGGTTATCCCGGTCAGATAATAAGTGCCAACGCGCCTATACCGTTTGGCTCAGGCATCTGGACGCTTTCAACGCTTAGAGGCTACTCCACTGTAGTTCAGATATTTAATGCGACATCTACGTGGGTATGTCCACAAGGTGTTACGTCTGTAGAGTATCTGGTTGTTGCTGGTGGTGGAGGTGCTAGTCTTGGTGGTGGCGGTGCAGGTGGATTTCGCACAGGTACAGGTTTATCCGTTATACCCGGAACTTCATATACGATTACGATTGGTAATGGTGGTGCAGGAGGAACATGTAGTGATACAGCTACCCCTGCCTCAGTTTCTGGAGGAAATTCTTCAATTGGCGCACCCGCTTCTATTACATCGGCTGGTGGTGGTAATGGTGAATCAGTTAACAGACGTTTCTTAGCAGGTAGTGGTGGTTCTGGAGGTGGGGGAGGTGCAGAATATGTATTTCTCAACCTTGGGGGCGCAGGAAATACTCCAGCAACCACACCAAGTCAAGGAAATAATGGCGGCAGCAACGGAGGGCCAAGTTTTCAAAATACTCCCGGCCCATATCCATCTGGAGGTGGCGGGGGTGCCGGAGCAAAAGGTTCAGATGTTACAGTGCTAGCCGTTTCCGGTAGTGGTGGCGTTGGATTAGCATCGGCACTTAGTGGTGTTGGTTCGTATTACGCTGGTGGTGGCGGTGGCGCTGGGTTTTTTGGCGGTACGGCTGGAAGCGGTGGTTTAGGTGGTGGGGGTAATGGTCAGCAAAGTGCAAATGGTACGGCTGGCACAGCCAACACAGGCGGTGGCGGAGGTGGTAGTTCTGACACTCGAACTGGCGGCAATGGCGGTTCAGGCATAGTCATCCTTAGATACAAACAGCCCGGAGTTACTGTAGTTACGTTTAACAGTACGACTACCTACACAATGCCGACTAATGTTGCTTATGCTGACTACCTAGTAGTTGCTGGTGGCGGTGGTGGAGCTGCTTATGGTGCTGGTGGTGCGGGTGGATTTAGGACAGGAACTGGATTTTCTGTAACTGGAGGCGGCTCGTACACCATTACTGTTGGTAGCGGCGGAACTGCTGGCAACGAATCAACTCGCGGAACTTCTGGCGGTAACTCAACATTTAGCACTATTACATCCAATGGAGGTGGTGGTGGAGGTTCTAATAGCGGAACAACCGCTGGTATAAATGGTGGTTCTGGTGGCGGAGGTTCTACTGGTGGAGCTGGTGGGTCAGGTAACACTCCATCAACTCCTGTGTCTCAGGGAAATAATGGTGGTACAGGTGGGCCGGGGCCAAATAACAGTGGCGCAGGAGGCGGAGGAGCTGGAACTTCTGGCACTAATGGCGGTTCTAATATTGGCGGCGCAGGCGGAATTGGGTCTGCATCTGCTGTTAGTGGCGTTAGTATTACTTATGCAGGAGGCGGTGGTGGAGGCTGTAGTTCTGGTTCACCATCAATTTTTGGAGCTGGTGGTGCTGGCGGCGGAGGCAATGGTAGTAATAGTACAGTTGCAGCGCAAAACGGAGTTGCAAACACTGGTGGTGGTGGCGGTGGTGGTGGTTTCCCAAGCAATCAAACCGGCGGTACAGGCGGTTCCGGTGTTGTTATCCTAAGACTATATTCATAAGGTGAACGATGAGTAATTATCCCGGTCGGATCATCACAAAGAATCCGGTAACAATATCAACCACGCAAGCGTCAGGTATCTGGACGCTGCAACAGGCGCTGCAAGCTATTCGTTCAGGCGTGTGGCCCGGTATCGGACAAACTATTGTCCAAAGTTTTACTGGTTCTACTACGTGGACTGCACCTGCTGGTGTTACGCAGGTGGATTATCTGGTAGTTGCTGGTGGAGGTGGGTCAGGCGGTGATACGGCAGGTGGCGGAGGTGCTGGTGGTTTTCTTACTGGTACGGCTTTAACTGTTGTTCCGGGTACTACTTATGCTGTAACTGTTGGCGCTGGCGGCGCTGGTGGAACAGCAAGCCCTTTAATAATTGGTTCTAACGGCGGGATTTCGAATTTTAGTTCCATAGTATCTGCTGGCGGTGGTGGTGGTGGTGGCTTTCAGATTAATGGGGCTAATGGCGGCTCTGGCGGTGGCGGTGGTGGAACCCCAACAAGCACTACTGGTGGTAGTGGTAACACTCCAGCTACTACTCCAAGTCAAGGTAGTAATGGTGGTACTGGTACTGCTGGTTCTGGTGGTACTGGCGGTGGCGGTGGTGGAGCTAGTGCAACTGGTGGTAATGCTGACGGCACTGCTGCTGGGAATGGCGGTAATGGAACTGCTTCTACACTATCTGGTTCCTCTGTACCTTATGCGGGGGGCGGTGGCGGCGGTCAAAGAAATAATGCAACTCCTGCTACTGGTGGCACAGGTGGTGGCGGCGCTGGTAGTAATAGCGGAAGTACGGGTTCTACGGCTGGCACTGCAAATACTGGTGGTGGGGCTGGCGGCGGCAGCGGTGGGTCAGTAAATGGCGCAGCGGGCGGCAGCGGTATAGTCATCATCAGATACGTAGCCCCTACTACTGGCATTTTTGTTTTTAATAGCACCTATACTTTTACCATGCCGCCTAATGTAACTACCGTAGATTATTTGGTAGTTGCTGGCGGGGGTGGTGGGGCCAAAGGGGGCGGCGGAGGTGGCGCTGGTGGGTTTAGAACCGGTACTAGTTTAGCCGTTACCGCAGGAGCTTCGTACACAATTACTGTAGGTGCTGGTGGCGCTGGTGGCACAAGTACGTCCGTAAACGCACCTTCTGGCTCAAATTCAATATTTAGCACAATCACTTCTAATGGTGGCGGTGGAGGTATGGGTGACGGTGTATCAAGACCCGCAGGCGGATCATCTGGCGGTTCTGGCGGAGGCGGCGCATGGGGTGGAACTGGCGGAGCTGGTAACACACCATCAACATCTCCAAGTCAGGGATCTGATGGTGGCGCTGGCGCTCCTACTAATGCCGGAACGCACGGATCAGGTGGTGGTGGTGGCGCAGGTGCTGTTGGAAGTGCTGGGACTACAAGTCTTGGCGGTAATGGAGGCAATGGAACGGCTTCATCAATTACAGGATCATCGGTAACATACGCTGGCGGAGGTGGTGGTCAGTCTTTTACTGCCCCTGCTGGAACCGGTGGGTCAGGTGGCGGTGGTAATGGCAACATCAATGGTTTGGTTGCCTATGACGGAACTACTAACACAGGCGGTGGAGGCGGAGGTGGTGGCGGTGGTAGTGGCTATGGTAACGGCGGTAATGGTGGCTCAGGCATTGTTATTCTTAAACTAAACAACTAAAAATTTATGGACAAAATTTATCAACTCTACGGTATCGATACAGCTATGCACCTACTGCGCCCCGGCGCTAAGTGGGAGATCAGCAACACCATGTTTACACGCTGGGAAGACCCCCGCCCGTGTCCAACTATGGAAGAAGTGTTAGAGACGATGGAGAAGATAAAAGCTTTTGAGGACAGCATCAACACGATTTGGACTCAAGAGCAGATAGACAAAATGCGTGGACAGCAAGAGATGTACGACAGGGCGGTTGCATGAACATAACTAACCTATTCCCCACAGCGGTAGGTTTTTCCAAGCTCGGGCGTGATCTTACTGCCCGTGAGCTGGAGTTCATCATTGGTCAGGTGCGTTATCCCAATGAAGGCAACACCACCAGCGAAAACAGAAAGCTGCTGAAGTCTGTTGAGATGACAGAGATTCGTGAGTTTATAGAAGACGCAATGCTGGAGTATTTTAAATCCGTGTATGCGCCTAAGAATGACGTAACACCGTACATAACGCAGTCGTGGTCTAACTACACAGAGCCGGGTCAATATCACCACAAACACGCTCACCCTAACAGCATTATCTCTGGTGTGTTCTACCCGCAGGCGAACAAAGAAACAGACAGAATTTATTTCTACAAAGATGGTTACGAGCGCATCAAGATTCCAACAGAAAACTGGAACCATTGGAATAGTGAGAGCTGGTGGTTTGATGTTGGTGCAGGGGATTTGATTATCTTTCCATCAAACTTGACGCACATGGTTCAGACCAAGCAGGGCGATGGGACTCGTATCAGTATTTCGTTTAACACCTTTGTTAAAGGTTACATAGGGTCAGATGAAAGTCTGACTGGCTTACATTTAGGAGAAGAGTAATGGCACATTTTGCCCAGCTTGATTCAAACAACGTAGTTATTCAAGTCATCGTAGTCGATAACAAAGACACGGCTGATGCTTACGGTGTTGAGAAAGAACATATCGGTGCTGCGTTCTGCGAGCGCGTACTTGGCGGCAATTGGAAACAGACCAGCTACAACGGCAACAAGCGTAAGAACTACGCTGGTATCGGTTACAAGTACCACGCAGATATAGATGCGTTTGCTGCGCCTCAACCATATCCAAGCTGGACGCTAGACGCTGATGCTAAGTGGCAACCCCCAGTAGCAATGCCAACAGACGGTACAATGGAAAGCCCTTACACATGGGATGAGGCTACTACATCTTGGATCCGCTCACCCTCCTAGCCGCAGCAAAAACCGCAGCCGCTGCAATACGCAAAGGCTGTGAAATGTATCAGGAGTACAAAGCGCAAGGGATGGAGCTAGTCGATGCGTACGGACAAGCCAAGGATGTCGTTGCAGATTTATCTGGGCACCTTGGCAATTTCTTTAAGGCGCACGAAACGCTTGAGAAGCATGTCCACGAAGAAGAGTTAAAGACGAAGAAGGCGCGTGACCCTGAGCTATCTGTAAATCAGGAAGCGTTCAACAGGATACTGGCTCAGAAAGAAATGATTCGGATGGAAACCGAGTTGCGCGAAATGATGGTGTACCAAGCGCCCAAGGAGTTAGGTGCGATCTGGTCTGAGTTTGAAGTAATGCGCGACAGGATTAAAGAGGAACGTGCTGAAGTCCAGCGTCAGGAGTTATATAAGCAGCAGGTGGCTCAATGGCGACGGGCAAGTATAAAAAGAAAAATCGCGGAACAGATGACGTCAATACTCGCGGTCGTGTTCATAATATTGTGGTTCCTATGGGTGATGATTCTGATAAGAACGAGCCAAACATACCGTGGAGCTTACTCATTACCGTCCTTGTTTTGTGTATTGTGTTAGTCCTAGTGTTGCCGGTTATGGGGGTCGCTTACATGGACATGAACAACGCTACTGCTAGGGCGATGGAAGAAACAAGGAAGATGCGTGAATTACGCGCCAAGATACTACTAGAATTGCAGGGGGAAT